TGGTAAAGAATTTAAAGTAGATGTAATTCCGAATTTAAATGTTGTATTTGGTACAACGGACAATAAAAAGCCAAAATCAGTATACATTAATATATCTGGATGGGCAGACCCTATAGTTGATGATAATTTTAATTACAACAGAATTATACAAAATATTCATAAACAAATTAAACAAAATATATATAATTATGGTAATCATTCTATCTTTAATTTAAATAGAACTATTGTGGATTTTGATATGCGTCAATCTGGAATTATATTTGGAAAACGAAGTTATATGAATTGTGAAATTGTATTATATCAAAATAGTGAATATGCTCTAATGTCAGATGAATTAAATGAAGCTTTAATGAATATTTTAAATGTTGTAGTTAATAAAAATTTAAATGATAATAAGTATTTTAAATTTCATAGAAAGAAAGAGTGATGATAAAATATTATAATAAATTTAACCCCTAATCAATTTGGTTAGGGGTTTTTTATTTATATACATATATTTATTATGAAAATGGTAATATGTATAGTGATGAGTTAAAAATATTAAAACCAGGTCAAACTGGGTTTGGAATTATGATTGAACAAGACGCAGGTTATATTTCTCCTAATGATATTAGGAATAAACCATTCTTAAATGAAATGCAAAAATTGGGTGAAGGTAAGGGTATAATGATTGAACCGTTAATAGTTTATGCAGTTCTACAAAAATATGGTGTTGAAAATAGAAATGGGCGTATTTATCCAGAAGCTATTCTTAAGAGAGAAGTAGAAAAATATCAGCAATTAATTCGTGAAAAACGTGCAATAGGTGAATGCGTTCCAATTGGAACCGAAATATTTACTAAAAATGGCTGGAAACGAATTGAAGAAACAATTATTGGAGAAGAAATATTAACATTGAATATTAATTCAGACCAATTAGAATTTCAAAAAATTACTAATACTACTAAAAAAATGTATAATGATGATATGATTCATATATACAATAATAGTAGTTTTGATATAATGGTTACTAAAAAACATAAAATTGTTTTATGGGATAGAAATAATAAACCATATATTTTAACAGGTGAAGAGTTATATAATAAATTAATAAATAATGATTCAAAAATTAGTCATTCATATATTAAACATTCCGCCAATTGGATTGGAAAGGAACCTGAGTATTTTAACATTCCCAACTCAGATATAAAAATTAAAACAGAACATTGGGCTGCATTTTTAGGAATATTTTTGAGCGAAGGACATTGTAGCGGAAGTAAAGGTGGTAAAAAAAAGAATTTAGTTTGTATTACGCAAAAAAAAGAAGAAACAAAAGAAAAAATTATTAATCTTCTTAATAAACTTCCTTTTAAATATTCTATATCTGGTAATAGGCAATTTAATATTTATGATGATAAACTATATGAATATTTATTTGAGTTAGGAAATTCTCACGAAAAGCACATTCCAAGTTACGCTAAAGAATGGTCTAAAAATTTATTAAATATTTTACTTGATTGGTTATTAATTGGGGATGGTAAAAATAGGAAAAATAGGAAAAATAGTTTGTTAAAAGAATATTTCACAACATCAAATAAATTAGCTGAAGATGTTTTTGAGATAATGTTAAAATTGGGGAATGGTGCTACGATGAATGTTATTTCTCCTGTTGACCGAGAAATTGAAGGGCGAATTATTTTAGGTGAAAATAGTAAACCATTACATTTAATTCATGAAAGAACATCTAAAGGAATTTATATGGATACTAGATATATAAAAACAGAATTAGTACCTTTTAATGAAAATGTGTATTGTGTAACTGTACCAAATGGTACCTGGTTAATGCGATATAATGGGAAAATATCTTGGACACATAATAGTGACCATCCAGAAACTTCAATTATATCTAACGATAGAATTTCACACAATATTTTAGAAACATGGTGGGAAGGTAAAACATTGTTAGGTAAATTAGAAATTATAATGTCTCCAGGTTTCATCAATCAAGGAATTATTTCTTGTCAAGGTGACCAAATTGCAAATCTTCTTAGAAAAGGAATCATGGTAGGTGTTTCATCTAGAGGTGTTGGTTCATTAGAAGAAGTTGCAGGTAAACATATCGTACAAGATGATTTTGAATTAATTTGTTGGGATATTGTTACAAGTCCAAGTACACCAGGTTCATGGATTTTTAATAAAAAAGAAGATATGAGGGGATTTTCTGAAAGCAAAATAAATAAAAAGCCTATTTTAATTGATAAATTAAATAAATTTTTATCATGATACAATCCGCGTTTTTTTAGCATTTAAATAAGATTTAATAAAAAAAATGTAAAAATAAGCTTAAAATGTAAAACATTTTTTATCAGATAATTAATTTTTTCATTTTAAGCATATATTTATTAACAAAGAATAATCTTTTATTGAACTATTTGACAATGGCAGATAAAGAAAAAAAATCAATCGTGGAAGAAGCTTTACTTGATATTAATGTGATTCAAGAAGCTTTAAAGAAAAACACAAAAGAAATACTTCGTTCTACAATGAAGGAAGAAATTGAAGAACTTATAAAAGAACATGTAATAAACGAACAGGGTTACGAAGAAGAAGACATTACGTCTAATGATGCTGATGATAATGACACTGAAAAAATTGAAACTGGAGAACTAGACAGTGAAGAAGAAATTGAAAAAGACAATCCTGCTACACTTCCAGTAAGTGATGATGAAGAAGAAACAGAAGCAGAAATGGATTATGATGAGTTAGATTTAACAGCAGCATCAGATGAAGAAGTAATTAAAGTTTTCAAAAAACTTTCAGCTGACGATGAAATCGAGGTAGTATCAGACAAAGAAGTTAACGTCAAAGACCCAGATAGCGGTAATGAATATATCGTTAAGGTTAATGATGGCAAAGTAAGAAGAGAAGACGATACTCTTGATGAACCAGAAATGGATACTGAAGATGATTTAGAAATTGAAATTGAAGATGAACCAGAAATGGATGATGAAGATGAACCAGAAACTGATATCGAAGATGAAAGCGTAGAACCTGTTTATGAAATTACATTGGATGAAGACATCGTAAGAGGTCAAGGCCATGATACAGAAGCTAAAGAAACCACTACTCCTAATAAAGGTAAAATTGATGGTCAAAAAGCTCCTGTTGATTCCAAAACATCTGGTGATAATTTAAAAGGTGGATTTGATGAAGATAATCCAAATGACGGAAAAGATGGCCACGCTGAACATGTAATGGAAAGCGAAGAAGATGAAAATTCAGAAGATGAAGAAATTGAAGAAAATAAATCTCGTGCATTAGCTGATTTACATGCGAATCGTATTAGACCTGAAGGAAAGAAAGAGTATCATACCGCTCCTATCGGTAGAGCTGATGAATCTGTTTCCAAACAAAAGTTTAACGAACTGTTAAATGTAGCTAAAAAACTTCAAACTGAAAACAAGGAAATCAAAAATGCCCTTAGTCAGTTTAAGAAAATGTTAGCTGAATCAGTAGTTTACAATACTAACTTAACTTATATGGTTAAAATAATCACTGAACATTCAACCTCTAAGGAAGAAAAGAAGATGATTATGCAACGATTTGATGAAGTAAAAACATTAAAAGAATCAAAAGCACTTTACAAAACCATAATTAGTGAGTTAGCTAATAAAAAATCGATTACTGAATCCATAGAAAATAAAATTGAAAAATCAAAAACAAGCGGTGCAAGTAATCAGTTGACTGAAACAACAGCATATGTTGATGAATCAACAAAAAGAATAAAAGACTTAATAAAAAGAGTCGAAAATAGATAATTAAATTGAAAATTATGTCACACTTATTAACATCAGGACAAGTTGGTAATATTGGTATTAATCACCTTAAAGCTATTCGTCAACAAACCCAAGAAAGATGGGAAGCTTTAGGATTTCTTGACGGACTTAAAGGTCATATAAAAGAAAACATTGCTATGCTATATGAAAATCAAGCTAAAGCATTGTTAACTGAAACTACAGACGCTGGTTCTAGCGGTTCATTTGAAACTGTAGTATTCCCTATCGTTCGTAGAGTTTTCTCAAAACTTTTAGCAAACGATATTGTATCAGTACAAGCATTGAACATGCCAATTGGTAAATTGTTCTATTTTGTACCTCAAACTTCTAATAGAATTGATAAAGCTACTGGACAAGCAGGAGACCCATGGCAAGATAACCCTCGTTACTCTGCTCATACAAGTATGGCTACAGACCATCTTCCATCATGTATCGGTACTACTGGCTGTACAGCAACAACTTTCAAAACTAGAAATCTTTATGATTTATATTACAATGATGGTTTATTCGATAATTCAAAAGGTGAAATTACTATTGTTTACACTAGCGGTAACGAAGTAATCCCAGGTCGTATTCTTCCTAATGGTAATTTCTCTGCAACTACTACATTTGTAGCAGCTACTGATGGAACCGTTAGAAATGTTATTTTACAAATTTCAGGTTTCTCAGAAGTAAATAAAGGTAGATTGACTGGTCCAGATGGAAATGAAATGGATACTGAAGCATTCTTAGCATCACTAAAAATTGTTAATAATTCAGGTTCTAATATTTCTGACCCAGATGGAAAAGTTATAATTGCTGCTAATGCTGAAATTCCTTTCAGATTAGTTACTCAAAAATATGGTAAAGGCATCGTTCAATATGGTGATATTTGTGATGCTGGTGGCAATCTTTATGTTGAACTTGACCTTACACACCCAGCCATTTCGTCAAGAGAAACTTACGATGGTTATATTGGTTGTTCAGGGTTCACTGCAAATAGTATGACATTCCAAGCTTCTTGGGCTCGTTATGCATCTCTTGAACTTGAAACTGAACTTGGTGAAGTTTCTTTCAAACTTGATGAAGTTGTTGTTTCTGTTGAAGAAAGAAAATTACGTGCAACTTGGTCACCAGAATTAGCACAAGACGTTGCTGCATTCCATAACATTGATGCTGAAGCTGAACTTACAGCTATGTTATCAGAACAAATAGCATCTGAAATTGACCGTGAAATTCTTCGTGACCTTCGTAAAGCAGCTGCATGTCAATTCCGTTGGGATTATGCTGGTTGGAGAAAAGCAAGTAATGCTGCTAATCCTTATACTCAAAAAGAATGGAACCAAACTCTTATTACAAGAATTAACCAAATCTCAGCTCAAATTCATAAATCAACGCTTCGTGGCGGTGCTAACTTTATTGTAGTAAGTTCTGAAATCAGTGCAATATTCGATGACCTTGAATACTTCCACGCATCAGATGCTTCACCAGAACAAGACCAATATAATATGGGTATTGAAAGAATCGGTTCATTAAGTGGACGTTATCAAGTATATCGTGACCCTTATGCACCTCCATACTCTATGATTATTGGACATAAAGGTAAATCATTACTTGACACTGGTTATATCTACGCACCATATGTACCTCTACAATTAACTCCAACAATGTACAATCCGTTTAACTTTGCTCCAGTTAAAGGTATTATGACTCGTTATGCTAAAAAAGTCGTAAACAACCGCTTCTATGGACATATTAGAGTTGACGGAATCCCAACATTTAATATTAACGAATTACGTTAGTATTAATTCTAAATATATTATAAAAAGGCTGTCGAAAGATAGCCTTTTTATTTTAAATGAATATTTATAAGTATGAAACAGTTTATTAAACAAAAATTATACGAAAGATTGGTTACTGAAAAATTAACCGATATTGATGATGATGTTGATTTAATTTATAACATGTATTTTAAAAACGACATCGAAGAAATTCAAAATACTGGAGTTGCAAGAACAACTATGTTTAAGTCTGATAAAACAAATACCAGTATTTTAAAATCTAAAGAATGTGTTGAAGCAGATTCTAAAAATAGATGTGAAATATTAATTAATCATGGAATAAATTATTATAATCCTTTTAAAAAAATAATTAGTATTTCGATTAATAAAAATGCTTTAAATGTTATTTTCAATAATAATGGTAATTTAATAGATGCAATTAATTATCTTCCAGATGAACAAAAAAAAATGTTTAAAACTGAGTTTACTGAAGAAAAAATTAAAGGTAGCATTCATCATGAATTAACACATTGGATTGACGACACAATGCATAATGAACATATTAAAAATAAAATTTCAAAAGCTAATGAATTTGGAAATTATAATCCAGATTCAGATTCAATGATTACTTCAAAAATCGAAATACAAGGACAGATACATAACATTAAACAATTATATAATAAATATAAAGATATTTGGGATAAACTAACATTCAAAGAAATGATTGAACTATCATCATCATTAACTAGTATTTACAATAAGTTAGATTACGATATGAAAAAACAATGGTTACGAGACATTAAAATTAGAATGGACCGAGAAGGATTATTAGGGAAAAATATGGCAAATACATAAAAAAAAACTCGATAAAAATCGAGTTTTTTTTTATGTTTATGCTATAAAACATAATATTATTCATTTTTATAGGTTAAATGGTAACATTTATTCAACTAATGGTTAAGTGTAACAAATTGATTTATATTAAGTTTATTTAGCTTTTTATTTATTTTTTTTATTTAAATTATCAAACAAATTTGAATGATTTTTTTGTTTGAAGATATTATACGGTGTAAATTTACCATCCTCAGAATAATTTTCCCAAAAAGATGAGATAAGTGAACTACACATAGTTACACCAATACAATTTTCATCTTCCTTTAGTTTTTTAAGTGTATCTGAAAATTCTCGTAAACCGCTGAAATCATATTCCTCAAAAAACTTTTTTAATAATTTTGAAGTCATATGTTTAATAAAATTTTCATAGGCTAAAATTACTTTACTAAAATCTTCTTTCATAATAATAACCCTATCGAAAGTTGAGGCGAAAACTATTCGATGGTCAAATAATACTTCTTCATTATGAATCATATCCCAAAACGGCTTCATATCACCAGTTATTTGTAAGTCAGAAAAATTCATAGGATAGTCATCCGACATCCATTCTGGACGTTCAATCTCATTTATGAATAAATCATTATATAACTCATATATTATACTCCAAATAATCACATACATTCTATTAATGTCATCAATTTCAGAGAATTTAATTACATACCCATCTTTATTGATTCTATAGATTATTGTCTTACTCATTTTAAAAAAATAATTTATTTACAAATATAATTAAAAAAAAGGGAAAAAACAAATTTTTCCCTTTTTATTTTTTTTTTTGTATGATTAACATTTTTTTGATTAATTAGGCTCTATTACCACAGTTAGAACAGTATTTATCTTTTTTGTGTAACTTGGAGCCACAAGCAGTACAATACCTTTTAATTTGAATATCATTAACGGTATTAATTTTCTGCGAAATAGGGAGAAGTTTTGCTGAAACTGTCCAGAATGGTAATATCCCCCAATTCTTATGAACAGTTTTCATTTCTTGGGCAGAATATGACCCTTCTTCTACACGACCTGTTTCAATCTTTCTTTTAATTATTTTACTATAAGATGTTTTGTTCGTTGAAATGTCATTGTTGTAAAATCCTAAATTTGATGATGTTGATAGTATGGAATTATAAGCTGTGTTTGGTGAATTTATTGTAGTTGATATATTACTACACTCTCCATCAGTAGTAGATATAATAATTGGATGACCATCATAATTAAAAGGATTAGTATCTAACGTAGTCACAAACCAAATATTTGCTGAATAACTTAGATTTGGAATAATAACTTGTTCACGATAAAATTCAACTTTTAAGTCGCCATTATCTTCAATAGCTTTACGAACTTCATCAGTATTAGATACCTCATAAGTTTCAAATTTAAATTTTTTTGGAACATCCAAATAACGGTCAAGAAATACACGTTCACCTGGTCTAAGTACTAAACCACCTTGTGAAATTTTATTACCATTTAAACTAATAACAGCTAATATATTGCTATTAGTTGGATTAAATAATTCTAATTGAAATTCTTGTCCTTTTTGGAGATAATAAGTTGGGGTTGAATTTTTCCCATAACATTTAATCCTACTTTTATTGATTGCGATGTTGGCAGTAGGCATACCATTTGAATTAGTTAAGTTCATTTTAATTAACTTTTAATAAATTGTTATTATTAACATGCTAATCTTTTTGTGACCGCAATCACTTAAAGCCCAAATTTGACTCAAGACTAACACTAATGTTAATCATACAATAATAAATATAATAAATTATAAAAAAATGTAAATAAAAACTTTATTAGTTATTAATTTTAATTGGTTCTATTGAAATAACTTTAGTACCTTTACCTTTATTTTTTAAAGTAATTTCTTTTTCCATTGGGTATTCGATATTATTTTTTAATGTTTTTTTTATATCAATTAATTTTTTATCTGCTTTAACTGTTAAAATAACATAATATTTTCCTTTTCGAAAATTTCTAGTTTTTATTAAATTATTTTTATCCATTGAATAATGTGAACCTGGTTCAATTTTATTAATATTTTTTATATCATCTGGAGAATCAAGTTCTAATATACAATAAAGTGTTATAATATTTGGTAATGAATTATAATCAAATGATGGTCCTTCATTAAAATCAATTAAATTAAAGTCATCATATTCATCGAAATTATTATAATATTCTCGCAATATTTTTTTAATTAATTCCTTCATAACTAATAATTATTTCTTAATTCTACTTGATTAATTATATCAAAATTAACAATATCTTTTATTGTTCTAACTTCTCTGTTAGTTGAGAGTTCGATGTCTAACCAATAAGTATTTGGTAGTAAACTAGATGTATCTAATAAAAAATAATTCTGGTCAAATGCCATTTCTACAGGTTGATAATCGATTACTGTATATTCCGCAGGTCCTTCCTTTATGTATAATCTATATCTAAGTGTATCTAAAATATCGCGTTGGTTAATTGTAAACGGAATTCTAGCTGAAACAATGACTTTGCGAATATCACCCCTAACAATTTTCTCATCACGTTTGATACCAGTAATATTAAATCCATAAACTTTAGGTATTTCTTCATTTGTCCCAATATTATAATACCCATTTCTGTTTATAACAAATTCAAGTTCAACATCAGATAAATTTACCCCATTAATACTTAATGAAGACCAAACATCTCTAAACATTGTACAATTCCCATAATTTGCATTAATTGGAACATTAATATCAATAGAATAAACACCAGTTGTTACGTGAGTTACATCTGTAGGTGTATATGTACTAAAAACAACATCATTATTATCATAAATAGTAACAGTTGGATTAGAATCTAAATTAGTCGGTAATCCACCAGCATTAACATATAGATATAATTTATTGTTTTTATTCATATAAAAACGATATCTATCATCTCTAATTACCTCAGTATAAGTTGTTTCAATAAATGGTTCATAAAAAGTTTGAGTGTGTCTAGTGAAGAATCCAACATATTGTAATTCTTGGGTTGGAGTATTTTCTAGTGCATATGAATAAGCAAGAGCCAAACCATAATTTGTTTCACCAGAAATAATAGCATTTACATAATTTGTAATATCAATTTCAATATTTTCATTACCTCTTTCAAAATGTTGTGAACCGATTGTTACGGCACTAGTGTTTCCACTATATGCACCACTTCCACTAGGCCAACTTACACCTGTTCTTGCATAAACCCAATTAGAAGGGGTATTACTTATTGAAGCATCACCTGCTAGATACGTACATGAGTTATAATCATAACCATTACCTTCATCAAAATGTTCATCCAATGGAAATAGGATTAAATCAAAAGAGCATGCCCTTTCTTTACCATCACATGTTTCACCATTTAATAATCCTAAATCAAAACAACTTGTATTTGTCATTCTAAGTGTGTGCTTCATTTTATTTAAATCTGGAAAAGTACCACCTGTATATAGACTTCTTAATCTTGTTTCATCAAAATGAAAAATAAATCTAGAATATTCTAAATCATATACATTACCACCATAAAATAATTCAGCAATAGGGCTTCTACCCGTATTTGTTGTATTATTACGAATAATTGTATTATTTTTATCAAAGTAAGTTCTAACAACCATAATATTAATTTTTATATAAATATCATGATGATTAGTCTAATTTAATGTTTTTAGAGTTAACACTTGATAAATCAAAATTAGCTAAATCATTATAAATAGGTTGTGGAGCACTTGCTTTTAAACCTGAATAAGGATGAAAATGATTTATCATAAATTTAATAGAAGCTTCCATAAATTTTACAATGACATCTCCATAAGGAAGTGGGTGGGCTTCATTTGCAATTCTAGACATTTCATCGATTGTTATTAAATCTGACGGGTCAGTAAGTTTGAAATTTTTTGTTCCTCCGTGTGTAATTAAATGAATTTTATCTGCAACAATGTTTGCAACAGTATATTTTTTTCCTTGCGTAGTTTCTTTGGTTAAATTCAATGGTACATCAAATTTAAGTTGAAAATAACCAATATTCTCATTATTAAACTCTAGTATATTTTTAGATTTATGTTGACCAGCTCTAATTAATACCTCTCCGTTTTTAAAAATAATATCTGAATTATCTCGACCTTGTATAGAAATATAAGATTTATCTGGAAATACGCCACGAGCTTCTGGTTTAAAACTTGGAGCCTCTTCTACTTCAACTGACCCAGTTGCTAATGCAGATTTCGCTGTAAAGAAAAACGGGTCCATTTTAAGTTTTTGTGGTTGAGATATAATAGGACCAATATAATATCTGTCAATATAATTAGTATCTTTAAGATTTAATTTTAGGACGAATACAGCTTCACCGACTTTAGGAGTTACTTGAAGATGTTTTGGTAATAATGGAAAAGCCATAGTTAGCTTTTTTTCTTCATCAGTTTTTTTATCATCAATACCCTTAATACTGACAATAATTCTACCAGCATCACTCTCGTCATCAATAGCTTCAACTCTACCTATTGATATTACATCTAATTTTGCTGAATTATCATAAATGCTTTTAAGGTTAAAAGCATGTTTTTTTAAAATACTACTACTCATCCCTATTTCCGTTTAATCTGTTTTTTAATTCTTTATTAGCCTCTTGAAATAATTTTTCAATGCGTACCATTTCATCATAATCTTTAAGCATTCTTTGTTTAATGGCTTCATGCTCTTGCATCATATTTTTAATTTCCATTAAAATTTGATTGCTTGTCATTTCAGAAAATTTACTCATAATTCACATTTTTTTAATATAAAACTCCTTGTCCACTTGCAAAATTTGTAGTAGCACCTTGAACGACTACAGTACCAATACCACCACCAGCTGCCGTAACGGGTATTCCAGGTGGAATTACCACATCAATTTTAGCTTGTGTTATTAATGCATTAAATATTTCCTCAACTCTTATCTTTTCCATTTTTTCGGCAATATTTTCACTACCATCATCAAGTACTCCAACTGGTGCACCAGCTTCTCGTTGTCTACTTATAATATATGATGCTGTTTGTGACGCACTAAGACCTTGCCTCATAGATGCACCAGTATATAAAAGTTGTGGAGGAACGGGTGGCTGTGGTTTAAATTTAAGCTTAAACGCGGCAATAATAATTGCTAATACCGCTCCAATACTAGCTATTTTTTTATAATCATTTTTATCAAAAGTTCCCATATCTAAAATTTATTAATCGTTCTTATGATATCTTGCGGAACACCAAGTAAACTCATAGTTAATTTCTTTTTATTACTAATTAATTCTGATTGAATTTTATCCTTAACTTGAGATTGAAGATTTTTAATTTCTTTCAAAACTTTTTCAAGTAATATTTTAATAACTAAAGCTTTAACTATATCAATAACTTCTTTGATTAAAACTTTTAAGTTTTTAATCAATTCATCAATTCCATTAAATGTGGCATTTGTTCCTTGAACTATTCTAAAATTAACCATAAAAAGTAAGATTAATTTAGGTGAGAATATCATTCCAATTATACTCTTAACAAGCGCCTTTATTAATTTAACAAAAAAATTTAATTTCACATTATATCTATCTTTTGGGTCACTATTTTTTGATGCTTCATCCGCGATATCATTAATCGATTTATTAATAGCAATTGTTTTACTTTCAATAGAATTAGCAGTAATTATCGTGTTAACTGAATCATTTAAGATTGTTGTATTAATTTTTGTAGCATATGTATCACATGTTTCTAATTTAGATATACCTAAAGTTTTCATTTTAGCTTTTTCACTAATATCAAGTAATTCTACATTTGTAAACGTGAAAAAACTATCATCAATAATATCATCTGGTTCTGTTTCTAAAAGTTTATCAATAATGTTATTTAATTTTTCTTCCATTTCAGATTGAACTGTAGTTTTTTCTATGATATTACTGAATATATTAAATATGTTATCTATCATTTTAGCAAAAAATTGAGCATCTGGAAATAATTTAATACTATCAACATAATCATTATTCCAGTCGGATAATTTTTTATTATTGCTATAATAATCACTAGCTTTAATAGTAATTATATTTGTTTCTGTGCCGTATTGTTCATCAAATTTTACAGCAACTATATCATTCACAAATCCGACTTGATGACCCCAATATTGTTCAACGCCACTATTTTGTATTGTATAAAATAAAAAAGTATTAGCATCAGTACTGTTTATTTGTGGAGTAATATCACTATAAATAAAATTACCGTATTCAGATGCTGGGTCTAGTTTAAATATATTACAATAATCGATTTTATTTACATTAAATTGATAACCACTGCCATTATATTTAAGTTCATTTGGAATAGAAGGATTAACTCCACAACTAGTTAATTCTTTTAAGTTAAGTTTAATTGCAAATTTAATTTTATCTTCTAAATCACCTAAACTATTAATTAATGCATCTGAAACTGAATCTCTGATGGCTTCATATCCAGCTAATTCTTTAATTAAATCAAGTAAAAAGTTAATTGGGTCCTTTTTAATAGTTTGAAGACTTTGCCACAATTGATTAGCCTGCGACTTATATTTAATGTGTTGGTTATGGGTATCATCTACCAATACTTTTAGTGCAGCCACTTGTGCAAATACTTCGGATTTTTGTTTTTGAATTTCCATTTATATTAAACATCATATTCTTCGTTATCATTATCCGACCAATTTTTTAATTTATCCCTTAGTGTTTTAAAATCTTCAAGGGTTACTGAATTAGTATTTGTGGAAGATTCTTCTGGAATACCATTTTGTTTAATAATTTCGGATTTAAGTTTACTTAATTCCAATTTGATTTTAATGGCAGAATCTTTTATTTTTAACAAATTAGCCTTTTCTCTGGCAATACTTGTAATGTCAGCAACATCTTCAGGTTGTGCTGCATGTACCATTTCATTAATAGCTCTTTGAGCATCAATTTGTTGATTGCAAGCATCATTATATGTTTCTTGCATTAAATAAGTTAAACTATCAATATCGTTTAATTTTAGTTTGGTTTTCTTACGTCTAGGCACGGCTTTAATATTTATTATATTTGTTATACTAATTTATATCATCAATCATCACTAATTCCGCTCTATATATATAAATATGCAGCAGCCTTAATTTCTACAAAATACCATTTTCTAAAAATTCGTTTTTAATCGATTCATATAATTTTTTATAGCGTTTTAAGGCACATCTTATATCTTTAGTGGTAAGGTTTGTATTTTCACGGATACTAGCTAATATAGATATTTTATTATATTTTTTACCACCTTCCATATCCTTAAAAATGCTTTCCCAATTATCTAGAATATCGACTAAAGCAAACCCTAGTTTACGTTCATTTTCATTCATGATTTTATGTTCATGAACTTCATCCTTTTTTAGTTCATTTTTTATTTCATTTGAAATTCGTTGAATTAATGATGATAGGTTATACATTGATTCTGTAGTACTTTCACTATCAACCAAATCAAAATTCTTTTCAGAATCTTCATCATCATCATTAAGATATATGTCTTCGAAAGATGTAAGTTGTTTAAGTTTCTTATCATCTTTGATTAAAAGCCCCAAAATATAGTTTTTACATATTGTACCATAGTAAGAATAAGCCTTTTTTCCTTTCCCTTCCTCAAATTTATTTGCTTTTGTCATCAAAAATGAGAGTGTATCAGCATGTAATTCCTCAAATGATACACTCTTTCTATATAGTTTATAGCGTCTGATGATTGATTCAATCATCTTATTTAACGGCTCTTTCAAAAACGTATTATAAATTTGATTACGTTCAGCTTGGTCGTCAGATTCTAAGAACCTAAACACGGCATTTTCTTCTAAGGGACCGAAATATAAATCACTAGTTCGTTTACGACCTCTACCTTTAGCCATCTTATTTATTATTTCTGATATGTTATTTCTCTTTCATAATTATAAAAATACTCATGTTTAGCTGTTTCTAGCCAGAATTGAGATTCTTTTGCATCCATTTCTTTAGCATACATATCAAACAATGAGTTATTTCTTTGATTTACGTGTTTATAGCCAAGTTTTGGGATTACCATAATAGGAACTGATTTTTGAGTTAATCTTAATAAGAATTCATATATGAAATACAATTTAATATTTGTTTTCATTCCACCATTTTCTTCAAAGGTAGATTTACGCATAACAATTCCATCAATATTAAAATTTTGATATCTTAATAGTGCATCGTTATCTAATACGCCCATTTCATCACAAAATTCGTGAGCCCATACGGCTTCATTCATGAAGCCCATGAATTTACCTTCTTTGTTAACATCAACAATTATTGGCATATAAACATCGAAATTGTAATGATTCCTATACTCAACAACGTTTTTAAACCATATTCTTGAGTATTCATCGTCAAATTCTAAGAAACTAAACCATTCAGTCTTAACTTGGCTAACGCCTAAATTAATTTGACTGCAGACATCTGAATTCCCAGTATTTTCGATTATTCTTACATTATTACCGATTTCACCATAATTAAAATCACTTAAAAATTTTAATAATGTTTCATCGGATTTAGCAATAATTAACACCTCATCTGGTTTAACTATTTGAGCATTAATGCTATTTATGGCATTAGTGAAGTATTTTTCGTTAATTTCATTTATTTCATGTATTGGTAATATTACTGTGATATCTGATTTCATTTTAATTTGATTTTTGTTCTTCATTATTCATTTTACTAGTTATGTTTACTAGTTTAGCTTCAATTTCAGCTATTCTGGTATTAAAGAAATGTGTATATACTTCTTTAATTTTAGCTCTTTCTTCATCTTCAGTATAAAGTTTATTAGTTTTTTCCATTTCATCAAAAAGCTCCTGTGGGACATTATCTTCTAACCACAATTTAATGAATTCAGCAACTAAATTAGGAATATGAAGAATATTGTTAGTCCAAACACCATTGTTTTTTATATCTATCTTATCTCCTTCAACATTTTCCATCCATTCTGGTATCATATTCGGAATAGTACCAATTACTGGAACATTACATCTCATTGATTCTAATGGAAATGTACCAAAACTTGAAATTTGGTCAACCCAAACTGATAAACAACATTCACTTAAAGTATCAGCAAAAGCTTCCCTTGGCATTCCTCTCATATCTTTAAAAGTTATCCATTTATATATTGGATTTTGCAAATAGAAACTTTTAACTATCTTTAGAGCATCTTTTTGGTCTCTGGTATGAATAGCAATCATAGGTTTTTTTGGCTTACCATTGTCTTTGAAATATGTTGGAATAGCCACAGGAATTTCCCATGTTCTTAGATTAGGGAATAATGATTTTACATATGAACTAATTTTTGGGGATGTTGTAATAACATCTTCTATTCCATAGAATACCCAACTCATACCAATATTCATTAATTCAAGAATATAATCATATGATTGGCATAAAACTATACGTTTACATGGGAATTTACTTGTTTGTTGCATAACATTACTAAAGATTTCTGGTATTACTATGAAATCTGAAGCACTGATATTTAAATCTTTATTTTCTATGGATTTATGCGGTAATTTAGCGTATTCGGCTCCTAACCAACTTTCTACCCCATGATAATCATTCTTTTCATGTAAAATACAGGCATTATAACCTAATTCATTTAAAATTTTCACATGCTCATAAATGTTAGCTATACCTGCTGTTGGATTTCCTTTAGTATCCAAAGTAAAAAAATAGATTGTAAAATCTTTATTCATGATTTTATCAATCGCCGTATGAGCTAGTTCCTTTGCTTTTTGAATTTGTTCTTCAGTCATTTTAAAACTTTTTTTATTTTTAATTATATATCAATTTTTTTAAGTATTCTATAATATTTCAAAGTATTAAATGCAAGTTTAAAAGATATAGGCATATTTCCTATGGCTCTTTCAAAACCTAATGCATCATCAACTTCATCATTGTTAGATATAAGAATATCAATTAAAGTTTTAACTAATTCATATTTAGTTAAATCAATTTCTTTACCTTTTTTAAATTTTTTAATTGTTTCTTGTTTTTGAACTAATTTTTCTTTTTTAGCTTCAATCTGGTAATAAAAAACAGTTTCAGATTCTTCTTGAAAGTCTTCTTTAAATTCAGGCTCACCGCCAATTAATTTATCGATAGCTTCAAAATCTATTATATAAACTTCATTCCCTATTTTAAGTAAACTCATGATTACTTATAATTTATTTAATGTTATTAATTTTATTCAAAATTTCATTATCATCCATAAAATCAAATAATGAGTCAAATTCATAATCGCATTTAACGTTTTGATTATATACTGATTTTATTTTAATTACTACTTTATTTGATGGTTTATTTTCAATTAATAATGGATTAGCTGTTATTAAAACATCAACATCATTCCATAATTCTTCATATTTGGTTTTAAATCTAATATTTGATATTCGGCAACCAGTTTTAGATAAGAAAAAATAAGTAGCTGGAATACTATTAACCGCTTCTTTACTTACTAGCCACAATTCATGTTCTTCATCATCAATTATTTCCATGTTATACAAATTCAGTCTATTAATCAAATTATCATATAATTCATCGGCATGACCGAATATTTCAAGAGCGGCTTCCTCATACATAAATTTATTCATTTCATCAATACCACCAGCAAATGGAAAATGTTTAAGTAAGTCAAATGAATCTACTGGTGTTTGTTCAACATCAGCATTTTCTGGAATTTTGTACTTACTATATACATAGTCAAATTGACCTATGAAATCACGTAAAACTTCGTTAATATCAATACCTATTTTCATAAAATTAAAAATAAAAAATATTTTTCAAATGTAAATATTTACCAACGAATATATTTAGGAATATACTCCCACCACATTTTTTTATTGGTAATTTTTTTATTTTTTTGCTCCGTAGATTCATTTAAAATTACACGTTCTTTATTTACTGGTGAAGAGATTGTATTTTTATTTTTATCGTTTCTAGAAGAGTCATAAAGATTTAATATCTTCGATATAATTGGATTTCTTACGATATCATTAGCGGTAAATTCAAAAAAACCAATTTCTTCAATGCTCCTTAATCTATTCATTGCATCGTATAAACCAGATTGTTTGATATTGGTATATCTATCAGATTGGTCCATATCACCAGAAATGATAAATTTACTATTTATACCAATTCTAGTTAATAAAGTTTTCATTTGATTTGGTGACATATTCTGGGCTTCTTCCATAATAACAATAGCATTGTCAATATTAGCACCTCGAATATATGCTAATGCTTTTATTTCAATAATTCCATCCATAATCATACGGTCTCTAGCTGCTTTGCCAATAAGTTTTTCTATAATTCCAAGACTAGATTCAGCATAAGGCATGATTTTTTCCATAATATCACCTGGTAAAAAACCATGTTTTTCTTCTACTTCCACTGCTGGTTTGAAAATGATAATTTTTTCAAAATTATTTTCTTTTGATTGTAATAATTCTATTGCCCTAGCAATAGATACATAACTTTTTCCTGTACCAGCTGGACCGCTGCAAATTACAATTTCTTTGTCAGTTATAAGTTTCACAAATTCTTTTTGTGCTTCATTTTTAGCTTTGAATTTAAGTTTTTGCCCTACAATATTATTTACTGTATCAGAAACAGTAAATTCGTAATTTTCATTATTTTTTCTTCTTCCCATTTTACAATTTTCCTTTAAACTCTTTATTTTTATATTTTTCATCTAGTTTATGGCTTCGGTATTTTTCAAAGATATTTTCTCCTTCGACCATAGGTGTAGCAAAAAATTTTATTATGTAATTCCCATCATATTCAACAATTTTATCAAATTCTGTTATCATATATTGAAATTCAAGAAAATCTTTTACTCCCGCATCACCGTTTGTGACAAACCCTACCGATTTAATATCAAGTAAGTCTGAATTTTTTGGAGCACTTTGAGCTTTACGAATTGAACTAATTAAAAAAACTGTCTTTTTATCATATTCATCATAATATTTTGGAATGTAAAATTCTAGTAATCTTTTAGATTCTGATATTTTTCTAATTAAAAGTTTTTTAGTATATTTTTCTATCTCTAGTCTTGGGTGAATTTCGCGATTAATAATGATAGAAAACTCATTAATAATTCCATAATTACCTATTCTTTCAAGTGATTCTAAAACGCTTGCAGTAATTGGTCTATTATTAATTTCCATTAAAACTTTATAATCATCAAATGGGTCCCCCTTAATTTTTCTATATAAAGGCTTTTTAGATGACTTAACCGAGATATCGTAATTGATAATCTCACCATTTTCATTTAAAATCGGTTTAATATTATTTCTAAGCTCTTGAGTCGCTTCAATTACTTTATATAATCTAGCTCTCAGTAACGTTACTTCTTCAGTTAAACGCCCCTGTAAAAGGTCATCTGCTAATGTACCTTGCATGTGTCTTTGAACCGCATTTGTATCATCACTAAGGTTATTACCGATTTGACCTAAAGCATTTTTCTCAACCTTAGATAAAGCAATTGATATGTGAAATATAGCCCTTTTAAACCAGTTCATTTTGTAAAATATTACAAATTTTTATTGATGATGTTCCGTCACCGAATGGTGAATTAATATTAACTTTATAGTTATTAATATGTGATAAAAATACAATGCTTAAATCAGATGGTTCTGGAACCATAAAACTAGTTAATCCTACTGATTCAGGTCTTTCTGTTACTTTTCTACAAACCAAACATTTTTTGTTAAAAAAACTACATTCTTCTTGTATTCCACCACTATCAGTTATTACCATTCTGGATTTAACTAATAATTTTATTAAATCTTCGTGACTCAATGAATTAATAATTCTTACGTGTGTTAATAAATGTCTATGCTTTTGAACATTTGGATTTGGATGTAATGGAATGACAAAATCTAAATTTTTAAATGTTTTCGCTATTTCATTAATTTCAGTAAACCATTTAGCCATATTATCATGATTTTCACGTCTATGCAAAGTAACTAATATTGTATTTCCATATTCACATTCGGATTTATATTGAATAAGATTATCCAGTGATGTATTCCCTACAATATATTTTTTCCCTTCAACTTTTTCAGCAATTAAATTATCGTAGCTTAATCGGGTTGGACAAAAATGAATATCGGCAATGCTTGAAACAATTCTTCTATTAGTTTCTTCTGGATATGGATTATTTTTATCATAAGTTCTAAGTCCAGCTTCAAGATGAATTACCTTAATCTTTCTATTAAAAGCTGCTAAAGCAAGAGCAACAACAGATGTGGTGTCACCTTGAACTAAAATATATTCAATACCTTCAAACCATTTATCTGGTAAATTCATGCACGATTCAATTATTGAATCTAATCGGTTTTGCCCAGATTTCATTGTTAAAATAAAATCTGCATTTTTAGGTGCGATATCTACATGTTGTCCAGTGAATAAAGTTTTGTACTTTATTCCTCTTTGTTCCATTTCAAGTATTAAGGGTTTAATTTTAATATATTCTGGTCTTGTACCATATACTAATAAAATCATTTTTCGTTAAATAATAAAAACATTACATTATACTTAGTGAACGGCTTTTTATCAACCAATTCAAATTTTGGATAATTTTCTTTGACAAATTCCTCAACATCTCTATGCTTTATGTGTGGAACAGCACTGGCAAGACTACCCGAATTTGTTGTATATAAACAAACATTTTTTGATACTGAGAATAAGGTATCCATATGTTCTTTAAAAACACTATCTTCTACTAAATGATAAATAACGTCTAAACTGAGTGCTAAATCATATTTGTTTTTCTTAATCTCGTTTATGTCTGTCACAAATTCTTTTGATTTATCACTTTTAAATTTATTCGAGCAAACACCAATAATCGTTTCACTAATATCGTATCCAGTATATTTTTCATAGCTAACCAATTTTTGTAATTCATTACCATCGCCACATCCGAGCTCTACGATAGTTTTAAAATTGTTAATTGTAATCAATCTGTTTATGTAATCAGATTTGAATTTAACTGATTCTGGGTCATGACTACCAAGACCAGAATCACCACCAGCTTTATATCTGGATTCCCAATAATTTTTTACAAAATCATTATCCATTTTTTTGCAGTGTTAAATAAACAATATTCAAATTTTTATATATCTCGTTTGGGTATTTTGAGTTTTCTCCATTAAGTCTAAGCTTAACATCATCTTCAACTAATTTAATCCCAAGAAAATTTTCAATTTCTTCAATACTCACTCTCGGATAATCAAATGTTAAAACAAAATATCCACCAATTTTAACTTGTTTGAATAAGTTCTCTATAGCTAATAGACGTTCTTCTTTGGTTTTTAGATGTTCAATTGTTGAGATATTGACAACGAAATCGAATTTATTTTCAAATTCTTTTTTTTCAGTTGTGATGTTATATTCATAGGTTTCCCTGAATTCAGACTTACAAATATCCGAATGTAGGCATTCACCAATTTTATCCAGTTCATCTCTAAAAATTACATGAACTCCTTCATAACCCCATGAAGAGTTATGAATTTTGGGAATACTAAAATCTTTTAGTTTGCGACTATTTATGAAGTCGGTAACAAATTTATATTCATAAATCCTAGACCAAGCTCCAGATTGCATATATTTCAAATCGTAACTATCATTTGCCTTGGCAAATTTAAAATCTATTACTTTAAAATTATTCATTTTTTTAATATTTTAAAAGCTGTTATATGTGGATATAATTCATTATCAAAGACAAACTCAACCGTGTAACTTAAAATTTTCCAATCATCATAATTCCATGCTGATAAATGCTTTTCATGCTCATTACCATATATTTCATCTTGTGGTTGTTCGCCAAATGGAGTACCAAAAACTAAAATCGCGTATTTAGCCTCTAATTTTGGCGATAATTGAATGAATTCATCTTTTTCAATATGTTCTGAACCATGCCAGAAAAAGATGCACTCGGCTTCTGATAATACATCAATATTTCTTATATTCCCAAGAATTATTTTATTGGGGTTACATCCATTAGCAATAGAATCAATAACATTTTGCTGGAAAATTTCCACAATTTTCCAATCAATATTATTTGCCTTACAAATTTTAATCCACCACTGAGTTCTTGGGTCCAACCAATTGCGAAAACCAATATTTAAAAAAGAATTAATTTTATTACCAAACAATTTGAATAAATTAACAACTGTTAATTCTCTTTTTGAATATTCTAAATCAGGTATAACAAATTCATTTACCATATGCAAATTTTTTTAATTGTTGGTGCTCCCCTTAAATATCCTCGATTATTTCCTACTAACCAAGTGTTAAGAGTTGAACCTATATCAATATAAGTATTCTTTTTATTTAAAGACCAGAATTTAGCCGCTAGCATATTACCGAGTGGACCAGCACAGAATAGAAATAATTTACCTTCATAGTCTTCAATTGGAAAATTATCGAGTAAATAAAAATTATCTTTCAAAGCTGTATTTGTTATTGGTACAAAAGCTTCAATCTCAAATGGTAAATTCTCAACCTTGGCATCCGCATTGGCAAATAAAATAATGTCATGGTTTTGGAATTCTGGGATAAAATTATCCTTAAAGAAATTGTAATTTCCGTTAACGAAAATATTGACCCATGTTAAATTGGTTGGTGCGACTTTAACGGTATCTCGCATCCATTTAACATCATCCCAGCTGACGCAACAAGGGCATGATATGCCAACAAAATATCCTTCCTCATTATAAGTAAAAGATTTCAATAACTCTTGTTGTTCTTTAGAATCCCTTTCAGGATTAAAAGTCCAATTATCACAATTTGTGATAGGTTGATTTTTTAATATTGCAAATTCGCCATCCGCATATTTGGAGAATGTAAAATGTTCACCTCTTCGCAATGCTTCGAAAATAATCTTAATATCTTCAACAAAGCTTTTGTCTTCATTAACCGTGAATTCCATTTATTGTTTTCCATCCGTTACGTTTGCAATATTGGCAAATTTCACTTCTTAAATTTAAGTGATTTCCTTTTCGCCAAGATGCATTATTATCACTACCAACAGAACGAGCAATTGTAGGTTCTGTACACCAAATATCTTTTCTTGTAGCTGGGTGTGGTGGAACAAAAGTCTTGATATTTCCATATTTTTGAGCTAGATATGAAAACATAATATCTTCACCGTTATCAAATGTAGGGAATTTTTCATACCATAAATATTTTCCCCATTCTTGTTTAAAAAACCAAGCATGACCTACTAAATCTACTTCAATTGTCTTATCGCTTTGAACGCCATTCCAACCTACTTTGACATGAGGAAAGTAATCACCATTTTGATTTATCAAAATCCCGCTACCACCCAATATTCCGCAAGTTTCTGGTTTGTTAATAGTATCTAAACAATTTTTAAACCAGTTTGGTTGTGGGAGTATATCATCATCAAAAACTGCAACATATTCAGTTGTAAGTATTGGAATAATTGTAAAACGTCCCCAAAATTTGGTATTCCAATTGCATTTATATGTTTTAATTTTTTTATTTTCTGGTGAAAATTGTTCAATTTCTACATCATCTGGGGTATTATACCATACATGAATATTTTCAGGTTTTATTGTTACTGTTTGCTTTAAAACAGAATTTATTTGTTTTTCAAGCATTTCTGGTCGTTTATAAACATTTAAAATAACACTTATCATATTTTAGGATTATAATCAATTAAATAATTTCTTATTTTAGTAAAATCTAATCCATAGATTTCATTGTTTTCAATATCAATTATATTTGAAAACTTAAAACTATTGATATCTGATATTCCAAAATCAGATTTTAAATCAATACAAACTCCGTTGACGTCAAAACACGACACATTTAATTCTTTTAAATTAAAATTCTGAATTGATTGAATATTCTTTGTTAAATTTTTATCCAATCGACTATTGATTTCTAAAGAACCCCATGGTTTCCAATCTAGTAAACCCAGTAATTTTTTTGACATAAATCTACCAACGCCAGTCGGTTCACCCACTCTACCAGTTTCATAACCAGCCCAATAGCAGAGATATTTTTTAGTTAAAAAATAGATATCAGTTATCCCACCATAATCATAATCATTATTAATTAAATAATCATAATGGTAGAAAAACTCCACTGATAATATACTATCAGAATCAATTTTAATACATGCATCTGGATTAAAAAGTTTGGCTTTTTGATATAAAAAATTTTGTTTTTGGGATAAAGGGGTGTTTGGATATTCATAATAAATAAACCCATTTTTTTCAGCTATTTTTTTTGATTCTTCTCCTTCGGAACCACAGCATAATAATATGACTTCGATTTTATCTTTCAGTTCATTTCTTAATTGATTATAATGACCTAAAACAAAATCGCTAATTTCATGTCGTTTATATATCGGTATACAAACAGCAATTTTATTCATAGCGATTATTTTTTGAACTTTTCTAAAACTATAATTCATTTGAGAATCATGTTCACCATGTATTACCAATGTTTTTTTTACGTGAAACATCGAATACCCCATGTTATGTAATCGTTTTGAAATATTATTCCCAACACCAGAGCTAGCATTTTTATTTCTTTCCCATAAATTTGGATTTATGGCATCAATCCTAAATTCTAGTGCTTCAAAAAAATTTCTTTCAGCTATAAAACACAAATCATTAAATTGAGTTTTATACACATCTTCTAGTTCCACAATCTCAAATCCAGTCCAACTAGCAAATTTTGTGGTTTTAGTTGAATTTGCTATTAATAGATTTAGGCATATTTTCTTATTATCATTGATATTATTAAATTTTGTTATTGCTTTGTTAAAGAAATCATCTATAAGTCTAACATCATCTGGTAAATAGATAAAATATTTTGAATTTATATTTTTGCAAAAATTCATAGTATCAGAAATCAATTTCCAATATTGTTTTTTACCATGATTTTTTGAGTATCTATTATAAACAATATTCAATCTATTTTCATATTCTGTTAAATCCAATATGTTATCACTGCAATCGTCAAATATTCCAATAATAATCTTAAGGTCTGAAGAATTTTTAATAATATCATCCAGCAATTTTTTTAACATTATTTCCCTGTTGAAGGTAGTAATAACAATACATATATCATAAGTAGAATCATTAGGTGTTAAAGGCGTGACAGTATTTAATATTTCTTTTAATTCAATTGGTCCTGCCTCCTTTTTATTAGCAAATCGGCTCCATTTATTTCTAATATAGCCATCTTTTTTAGACATATCAACATTTTTTGTTTTTATTTTTTTTATTTTTAATAGTAAAAGTTAATTTTCTATCATTTTTACCAGTACCACCTTTCATTGGTTTAGCTACCATAAAAATAAATTATAAAGTATTATATGCTAATATATAAGTATCAATTGTTTTTTTAATATGACTATCTAAATCAAAAATTGATAGGTCTTCTGGTACTGGATGAAATTCAGAACTAATTATTTCACCTAATTTATCTACGATATAAATGATTGCAGGTTTACCACATAGAAATCCTTCAATAGTTGTTCTACCTAAAAAAATACCAGCTGTTTCATCACATTTATAATAAAATTCTTCTATCTTTTCTGTAGGAGGAAAATATTTTACGTGTTCATTAGCTCTACTTAATGCATTACCATATCCATCAGTATCTTTTCCAACTAACCATAATTCTTTATTTGATTCTTGACATTTAATTACTAAATCTTCTATCGCTTTACGTCTTAAATAATCCATAGTCCCAACAAATAAAGTAACTTTTCTATTTGTTCCACTAGGTAATGTTTTTTTCTTGAATCTATTCATATCAAAAGCATTATAGATAATATCAATCTTATCTTCTGGTATTCCAAAATTATCAATCATATACTGTTTAATTGATGGACGTATAGCAATATATCGTTTAATTCTATCATCAATAATTGGGTTTTCCAAATCAATTACTTCAGACCTAACAATATTAACAAAAATACCATCAGGATATAATTTAAGCAAATATTCAGTGATTGGAGTATGATTTGTATGAATAACATCAAATCTTACGTCCTCTATTTTATAAAGCATATCCACTTTTGAAGGTTCAAATCCATTTGGCGTATTAAACCCCCATTTACCATCACCTCGCTTAAAACCTGGTGGTTCACTCAGTGTATAAGTCTTAATTCCTAATGGCTTACATATAGCTTTAAATTTATCACTTACACTTGAAGAAATTACACTAACATCACATCCAGCTTTTGCTAACCCTTTAACAGTTTCTAAAGTTGAAATTTCTGAACCAGTTAAACCATTAAATTGAAGACAACCTACTAATAATTTAAGTTTTCTTTCTTTGAAATCTTCATGTAATTTTATTGGTAATTTATCCTTGTTGGTTTCTACAAAATATTTTCTATTTTCTTCCCATTCTTGATTAGTTATTCCAATTGACATATGGTTAATTCTTATATCATAATGAACACCAATTTTAACGCCTTCTAAGTGATTTTTGAAGCAAAAATCTACATCATAAAAATGAAATCCTTTGATTTCTAGATTAAACCCGACTTTTATCCTTTGTCTATGAACTGATAAAAATACACCATCAACAATAACAGTTTGAGTAATTTTATTACCTAAATGCTCACTATATTTAGATAGCCATGTTTTACCTTCGTGAGTATGAAAAACTTGACCATACATTTCATTTCTCTTTTCCCACCATTGTCCAGATGCTGGTAATAATTTCGAACCAGCTACGCCTAAAATACCATAATCTGGATTTCTCTTAAAATGATTTATTAATCGTCTTCCCCAATTTTGCGTCACTATTAATAAATCATCATGAAGAAACACAATAATATCATATTTAGCTTCTTTTAGAGCTTTATTATATGGATTAGTAAGACCTTCTCCGTTATTGACATATTCGATTACTTCTATGTCTTTAATCCCAGCAGTATCAATGATATGCTGTTTGTGTTTTGGATTTGACTGTCTGGTACAATAAAATACTGAAATCATAAATAAAAAAACCTTTAAATTATCATACTTAATTCTAATAATTTAAAGGCAAATGTAAATATTAAAACTTAATTATTTATTAAATCTTCTGTAAGCATTTTCACTAACAATGTTTATTTCTGGTTTACCAATAAACTCCGATAATGTTTTAGCATTTGTATAACTCATTGCAGTTTTAAGATAATGAATAAAATTTTCAGTCCATTTATCTAAAGTATATTCAACTTTTCTAAATCTTATAACACCTTCAGATGTTTTTATTTCTCTCGCACCCCATTTCTTTTGAACAGCTTTAGTACTCATTCCTCTGAATTTTTTATATATAGGAAATTTGTGTTTATAAAGCCATTCGGCTGTATTTTGTGAAACTTTAATTTTATTCCAAAGGTAATTAAAACCAGCCGATTCCAAAGATTTATTAAATATTGAACCTATCATTACGTAATCAGCACCTAAAGCTAATGATTTAATAATATCTGAGTATTTTTTCATTCCACCATCAGCAACAATTTTCGCTGGTCTTTCAATAGTACGAGAAATATCATAACATTCTTTAATTAACGAAGCCATTGGATAACCAACACCTGTATGTTCAGTAGTTAAACATCCGTTACCATTTCCAATACCAATACGAATAAAATCAGCACCAGCATTAGATAAAAGTTTATATGTTTCAGGGTTGGCGATATTTCCGACCATTAAAGTCATATTCGGGTATTTTTCTTTTGTTTTTAAAACAACTTCTAATAATTTAAGCATATGTCCATTGGCTATATCGATAAGATATTTTCCATTTGGTGATAATTTTTCATTTTTTAAACATTCATTAAACTCGTTTAAACCATATGAATAAAAATAAAAATTATCACTTATATATGTTTCTTCTTCACCTCTTGGAAAACATGGAATAATTCCTAATTCTGTGAATTTCTTAGCATTTTTAGCATTAATAACTGTATCCATTGGAGCTGTTATTAACGGTAAAAATCCATTAGAATATAATGGATTTATCTCAATAGTTCTAGTATTAATACTACTTGTAATTTTTGGCTGTATTAGAATGTCATCAAAATCATATTTCATATTTTTCATCTTTTACCAGTAGAACCAAATCCATCAGAACCTCTATCGGTATCTTTAGAAACTTTATCAATCTTTGTTAATTCAGTTAAAATACTGTTTGCAACATTTGTAAAAACTGCTTGAGCAATTCTATCACCATTTTGAATTGTAAACGTTTCATTACCTAAATTAATGAGAATAACTTTAACTTCTCCTCTGTATCCACTATCTATCGTTCCTGGTGTATTTAAAACTGTAACCCCATTTTTAGAAGCTAATCCACTTCTAGGTCTTATTTGAATTTCATACCCTTCTGGAATTTCAAAAAATAATCCTGTTGGAATAGTAGCTCTTTCAAATGGATTTAAAGTAATCGGATTTTCAATGAAAGCTCTAAGGTCAAATCCAGAGTCAGAAGATTTAGCATATTCTGGGTCGGGATTATTTGAAGTATTTTCAAATTTTAATTTGATTTTATTAAATTTACCTTGTTTAATATACTCTTCTTCAAAGATTTTATTATACTTAGAAATAACTTCATTAATATCCTTTCCTTTTGCTATTTCATTCATTATTTCTTCTTGAATTTTTAAAATGTCGTTTTCCATTAAATTTTATTTTTTTCTTCAATTATTGCTAGTTCATTCGCTTGTCTTAAAATTATACCAAGCGTTGTTGTGTGCCATTTAGCTTGTTTATCTTCTTCATCTTTATCGTAATTCAAAATAGCTTGATATTCCTCATCATTTAATTCGATTCCTGCTAACATAATATAACGCACAGAACGTTCACCAACTCTCATTGAAATTAATTCATTGTTAAAGTCATAGAGAATTCCTTGTTTTTTATGCCAATCAGAATCTTTAGGTAAGTATAATTTTGCTTTGCCAATTTGGTGAAGTAGGGATATTTTAAGTAAAGACTTTTCTGGAACCTGTAATTCTTCAGGAAGTATTTTATTAATATAAACAGCGTACTTAGCTACTTTTAAAAGATGGTCAATTAACCCACCTTCAAATGCATTGTGAAGGTCTTCTCTTGTAGAGGCAGGAGCTTTAATAAAAGATTCTCCTAAAATTTCAACTAATTTGTCATTAAAAAAACCGTATTTTTCAAGTGTTGCATAATACGTTTTAGTGTTTTTTACTATTTTTTCTTGTGTTAATCCCATTATTTAATTTTTTTTTGTTAATGATTTATTTTTCTGTTTTACAAATATACTTTAAAAAAATACTTTTTTCAACTATTTTTTGACAATTTTTTTATACCATTCTGCCCTTTGTTTAGTAACAATATCCATAGAATATCTATCTTTAACAGTTTCATATAAATTATTTGCTATTTGAGAAATCAATTCTGGATTTTCAATAAGTCGTTTTATACTTCTATACCATTCCTTATGATTTTTAACAGAAGGAATCAATATTGCATTCCCATTAGGATTAATTTCGCCACCCTTTTCAAAAACATTAACGCAATCAATTTGATATGGTCCAAAATCTTGTGCAATTAATGCTTTTTTATGAAATCCAGCTTCAATTACTTTTAATTGACTTTTAACTTTATTAAAAATGTTTTCTTCGAGAGGAGCTAGAGAAATATCAAAAAGATTGTAATTTGTAGCATATGAAGTAATTGGTTTAGTCCAAACTCTTCTATATGGTTCATTTTCTACATTTGGATATTCTTCTTTCCTAAATTTCAATAGAAAATTTTTATATTCTGGACTGATAGTTGTAAAATTTTCGGTAAAAATCTGTTCGTATTTGAACCATACACTTTCAGTTGGAGTAATTTTGCGTTGTTCTTCTTTTCCAGTTTTTTCATCAATAAATGTAATAGTTCCGCGTAAATCATATCCACACAAAACAAATTGAACCTTATCTAATAAACCATCAGTTTTTAATTTTCCAACAACACCTTTAAGAATTTCTAAATCTCTTAAATGTGATGACCCGCCAAGCCAGCCAATCCTTATTCTATTGCTAGGTTCTGGGTTAGGAATATATTGTTTTTCTGTTAAATCAATTGCATTTGGGAAGACAACAACATTTTTATTAAAATTTAACATTTCTTTTTGGAATATTGGAGTCGTTGTTGTAACATAATCCGCATATTTCATATTGCGGACTATTTTTTCAGGTAGATTATTTTTTTTAATTATAAGATATGCTGGGTGATGTTGACCAGGTGACCAATAATCATCCAAATCCATAACACCAACAATATTTAACTTTCTTAATCTATTCATGGTGTCCTCAATTTTCTCATAAGGTCCAAATGTTCTATGGAAATGAATAATATCGTATTGAGATAACCAATTTTCATCTTCAATTTTTGGATTATATTCAATATCAATTTTGAATTCTTCTGGGAATGTTTTTTCCAAATAAATGTGTGGATTTGTACTCCTATAATATGACACACCAGTTCGGTCACTAGGAACAACTAAAATTCTAATTTTTTTCATTGAAACACGTTTAATATATTTTATATTATAATCTAATTGTAATTATAATCTATTATCATTAAATGTAAATAAAAAAGCCAGCTAAAAGCTGGCATTTTTTTATAATTTTATTTTGATTTTTTTAATCTCCCTTCTTTTATTAAAGTTTCAATCACCTTCTTTTTAGTGTCTTCGGCTAAAGTTTTTATAAAAAATTTGCTTAAAAATTTAATCATTTCATCATTTACAATTTCTCTAACTTGACTTTCTGTAAGCCCGATTATTTTTTCTTGCTGTCTAGATTCCGTTAATGTATTTTTTTTAACCTGAGATTTTGGTAAAGGAACTTTTTTTTCATCTTTTTCAAAATCCATTACATCTTCTAATGAAAAAGCATAACTCGGAAAATCACCTGCATGGATTGGATTTTTTATCATTGATTCTTTAATTGCGCTTGGTAATTTAGAATTTTCCAAGTTTTTATAAAATTGTGTAGGGTCATTTGCAATAGGTTTTGTAATATGTCGTTCAGAAATAAGTTCTGAAACGGTTTCTTCGGTTATTGCTCTTGGGTCAATATTACCACTTTTATAATCCCCAGATTCAACTTTTTCCATTATGGCTTTTGCACTACCTAATATGTTTTTTAATTGGTTAGTATCAATTAGTTTTGGTGTTTCCATATTATTCTACTTTTCTTATGTGTTTCACATTTTTCATGGAACCATCACCATATTGATTAAATGGTGGTATATCAGGACTGTATTTATCAATTGATTTTTTACTAAGTCTAAATCCTGTTGGTTCCATTCTTGTTATTCTATCTATTCTTAAAAGTTTCCATTTTCCGTTTTGAGTTGTTGTAAACCCAAAAGGTTGAAAAACCCTTACAACATCATTATCCTTAAGAGATGTACCAAAAGCGTAAAAATCAACTAACCTCATACTAGGAGTAGTTTCTTTTTCACCTTGATACCAAACCTTATATCTAAGATTCGAATCAATCGCTTTTTGTATATCTTGAATAGTTATACCTTCGGATAACAATTTTGTTTCCTCTAATATAATTGATTCAAATATATTGTAAAGGCTAATCATATTTTTTTTTAACTAATAACTACTTGACCAACATTTAATGATGTATCTGGTGCTTGATATGTTGAATCTGGTGTATACCCCCAAGTTGAAGCATTATTAGCAAAAGCAGCAAGTCTACCACTACCAGCTTCAGCTGGATTACCAGCAATATCAGTTTGTGTACCAGCATTATAATTACTTGTATCTAAATAATTATTAGTACCACGCCCAGCTTCTGGGGTTATTGTATCAGATAATGCCCTTGTATGAGTGGCTGTGTAATTATTAGCAGCAGCCGTATCATTATATGTATTAATCGGAATTAATACATTACGTTGCTGTATAGCAACTTGTTCTAGTTTACTTTGTCCCATTTTATTTAATTATTTTTTTATCTTTATTCATATATTCAATTAAATATCTTATAGCTTTTAATTCATCTTCTATTGATTCATAAACAGTTTTATTAGCCATAATATATTTATGCTTTGAACCTTTAATTACATTTGGTAATTTTATTTCGGTTGGATTTGAATTATCTCTATCCTTTGTGTGTGGTTTTTTAAATTGATTTTCTTCGCCAGCATCCATCCTACTTTTTTTAGGATAATAAACTGATTTAGATAAATTTTCCAATGTTTTATTTAACCATTCATGCATTTTTTTACCGCCATAATTCACATATTTTTCATCAGTGCCATCTCCTTCATAGTTATCGAAAAAACTTTTTATTTTTTTCATGTTTTCATAACTAAGTTTTTTATCCAAGATAGGACAATAATGATATGTTTTTTGTAAATCTTTGTTTGGCATTATAATTTAGATTTTAAAATAACTTTATAATTTTGTTCAATATCTTTTGTTCCAATGTTTTCAATTATATAATTTAAAATAATAGCTTTTTCTTCACCACTTAAACTTTCTCTTTTAACACCATTAATTAATGTTTCAATTGCCGATGAAATATTTTTTTTATTAAATTTCGATGATAATTCATCTAAATCTGGAATTTTATTTTTATTTATATCAGAAATATCTTGTTTTGGAATTATTTCCTTATTAGATAATTTTTTAGAAATAATATCTTCAACCATTTTTTCCATTTTTAATTGAGCTTCATCAATATTTTCATCTTCTTCTTGCATTATAGGATACCTATCCCCATGACTATAAGGCGTTCCCGTATAACCATATGGATATCTAAATTTTTGACGAGCAGTTTGAACAAACTTATCTGTTGTTTGAGCTGGAGCTGTTTTTATTTGTGATGTGGTTTCATGTGATTTATCACCATCAATAATGCTGCCATCACTATCAATTAATTCATCAACATTTATTTTCTTTATGTCTTTTTTTTTAAATGTTCTCATATATAACCATTTCTTTATAAATATATTCTAATTTCATAATATTTATAGAAAAACATAATTATGAATGGATTTATTACAAAAGTCGATATTTCTGATAATAGGCAAGTTAAGCAATATGAAAGAACTGAGACCCAACTATCAGGTTCAACTAAATTCGGCTTACCTTTTAGTGCACTAACTAACGGTCCTGATACTACTAATGAACATGAATATACTATTTATGAAGTTACTTCTGTTTTTTCAGGTAATACAGGTACAACTAATTTTACTTTCGGTGCAGTTTGGATGGAATTAGCTGAACCTTATATCTCTGCTATAACAAATTTAAATAGTGGTGTTACTCAAAATCTAGGTCCTATTTATGTTGGATTTGATTCAACAGTTATTGATGGAAATACTGTTTATTTAAATTATACTGGAATTTCATATCCATTACAAGTTACGGCAATAACTGAAACTGCACCTGGTGTATTTACTGGTCGTTGTAGGTCTGAATATGTAACTTATTATACAGCAGGAAGTTTAGATTATACAGGTAGAACTATATGGGTTGATGTAAGCGGAATTACCAGAACTGAAAGACTTATTGTAACTAACAACCCACAAGTTGGATATGTTTTGACTTGTGCCGATGCTGAAGGTATGGCGGATTGGAGTCCTATTTCTGCTGTTACTTCAGGGACAACATTTTGGAGTGGTGGTTCTGGAACATATGCTGTGGTTTTAAAATATAGTAATAGTAGTTCATCTGGAAAATTAAGTGTTAGCGAAGGTTCTGGGAATACAGCTTCTGGGGCGTATTCACATGCTGAAGGTGGTATAAATCTTGCAACAGGCTTAGCATCACACGTAGAAGGAGGTTATAATAGTGCTATTGGTGATGTTTCGCATGTAGAGGGTTTGTATAATTCAGGCATGGGTAGTGGGGTACATGTAGAAGGTAGTACAAATAAAGGAATTGGAAATTATTCACACGCCGAAGGATATAAAACAACTTCTTATGCAAATTTTAGTCATAGCGAGGGTGATACCACAATAGCATCAGGTCTATCATCACACGCCGAAGGATATAAAACAACTTCTTATGGAAATTATAGCCATAGTGAGGGTAATTCCACAATAGCATCAGGTCTATCATCACACGCCGAAGGTGTTTCTACTAAAGCGATTGGTATTAATTCACATGCAGAAGGTAGTTCTACTACAGCAATTGGTAATAATTCACATGCTGAAGGATACGAAACATTAGCTAATGGAACTTATTCACATGCTGAAGGATATCAAACAGTCGGTAATGGATTTGGTTCTCATATAGGTGGTTATAGTGATGATAAAGGTGGATTAATTGCTGAAGGGGTAGCATCATTTATTCATTCATATTCAATTAAAGGTAATATATCTAAAGCATCTGGTAATTATAGTGCTATTTTAGGTGGACAAAATAATAATATTCAAAGTGGAGCAGCATCTTCAGCAATTATTGGGGGATATAATAATTTAATTATTGATACCGCACAAAGGTCAGTAATATTAGGTGGAAATTCAATAACAGCAGATACTAGTGATACTATTTTCGGCCAAAATATGACATTGTTTGGTGATTTACATGTTTGTGGTAGTACTTCAGTATTTGCAACCGAGGTTATTTTAGCTGAAGATAATAACATAATATTAAATTATAATGGAAGTCATGCATCCGCTATTGGGGGTGGATTTATAATTGAAAAAGGTAAACTAGATAATAGTAATATTATAATCAGTTCAACAACCACTGGCGATGTATCATTTAATACTGGAATAATTATTAATGGGGATAATGGATTTAGTCAACTAAGATTAATGCAAAACTATACACCAACTGATAGTAAAGATGATAATGGAGATGTTGGTTGTATTGCATGGGATGATAATTATTTATACATAAAGGTAAATACAGGATGGAAGCGAACAGCTTTAATTGAATGGTAGCAGTTTAAAATTAATTATTTATGGGAGGACCAGGAAATATACGGAATTATTTTTTTAATAAAATAGACGCTAAACTTAGCAATAGCGAATTTTATGATTTTTATTTAGCTAGTGATGAATTTTCAGTCAAAATATTAGATGGAATAATATCTGGAGATAGTTTAATAGCCGAATTTGATTTTAGTAATCCAAATATTGCTCCATCAGGAATTACTTCAACTAGCACAATTTATAGTTTATCTACTTGGAATAAAGCTGTAAATACTGGTTTAACACTAAACAATATCGGGTTAACTGGTTTAGATAATGGATTAATTAAATATGAAAAAGACCCAGTTGATATTGCAAATACTGGATTAACAAGTATTTTAACTGGTATTACAATGGAAATATTATCTGGTGAAACATCACTTATTTTACATCCTGTTAGTGGCTATACTGGACAATTTATTTATCCTATCAATATTTTAAGTTCATCAACACTTGGTCATTATGCCCAATTATGTGGTGGATTTTATCAAGGATTTTATAAAATTGATGATAATAGTTATCAAACATTACCAAATCGATTTGCTAAAGGTTGGACTGTTGAATTTTGGTTAAATAAAAACAATAATTGTTCTGGTTATACAGGTACAGTTTTAAATGATGTTTATACTGGTAATACAGGATTTTTCTTTTATTTAGGTACTAGAGCAGAAAATAAATTTTGGAGTGTTTTTGAAGGATTGAATTCGGGTTCTACTTCTGCTTGTACTTCTGGTTGTACTTATTGGTGTACTATTCCAAAAGAATATGAAATTAGAACAACATCTGGTTATCCATTAGACCCACCACCATTAACGATTTTTGATATTACGAATAAATTTTTGATTTATAGTCGAGCACAAAACTCAAATAATAATTGTAATTGTGGCTGTGGAAATTCAGGTTTACGACAAAGTGACCCGTATATTCAAAGGAAAGGTTATACTATTTGTAATTTTACTGGTGATAGTATTACCTTAACAGCAACCACAATGGAATTAGTTGATAAAAGAAATAAATTTACTATTTTTAGTCGAGCTACTGCTGGAAAAAATTGCACTTGTAATGGAAATTATCATTCTGGTGGTACAACCACTTGTAAATATAGTGGTGATTCGAGACCATTAATGGAATTAGATTGGAAAGCTGATTTAGAAAATAATGCTTTTGGTTTAAGAATTAAAGAAGATGGTAGTATTGGATATAGAGCATTAAGGTTTAGTTGTATAACTGCTACTACATCTGGCATAACAACAGTAAAAAGCGGAATAACAGTTGAGGAATCGTATAGTGCTAGCGGAATGGTTCAAAATGATAGATGGACCCATGTGGCAGTAAAATGGGTTGCGGATACAAGACTTAATGATTGTGAATTATTATGGAAAGCACCGCGAAATGGAAAATTGATGTTTTATATTAATGGTCGTCTGAAATATGTTGTTAGAAATTGTAAAGAGATTATACCCAAAAGATTAAATGAATATAATGAAAAACAAGAAGGAGTGCCTTTTAATATAAGTATTGGTGGTGGAACTCAAGGATTGCTTGAATCAATGACATTTGATGGTCAAGATATGAAAGATTTGGGGTTATTGTTAGAAACATATTTTGCAGGGACTTTTATAGGTGGAATAAATAAATTCAGATTTTATGATGAACCATTGAGTTGGTGTGAAATTAAAAATAATTTTGAATTTGAATCTGAATACTTTGGAATCTAATATTTATTAATAAATAATAGTATGGCAAATGATAAATTAATTTTAAGGACATTATCAAGTCCATTTACATACCCTAATCCAGATAATACTAAAAATAGTGTATTAAGTTGGGAAGATGTTGACAATAACTTCATTTTCTTGAAAGGTAGGTCAATTTCTGGTTTAACATATGCAAATGATACCATAACTATTAAATTAACCGATGGAACTACTTATCCAGCTGTAATTACTGGAATTAGTAGTGATACATTTGTTACTGGAGGTACTGTAATTGCAGATACTTTAATGTTGTATCGTAATGATAATGTTGTAATAACTATTGATTTAAATAGTGATGATTTATATTGGACTTCTGGTTCATCTGGTAATTATTCCATTAAGGCTAAGAATGATAGTGGATTAGATGCTATTGCAAATTATTCTATCGCACAAGGATATGGAACATTAGCTAATGGAATGGCTTCACATGCCGAAGGTTCTGCCACAACTGTTAATGGAAATGCTTCTCATGGCGAAGGTTATAATACAACAACTGTAGGTGATTTCTCACATTCTGAAGGCGAAATAACATTATCTTATGGTAAGTCATCTCATAGTGAAGGCTATAAAACAACAGCTCAAGGTGATTATTCACATACTGAAGGTACTTATACAATAGCAAATGGTAGTTATTCACATACTGAAGGTAGTTATACAACAGCTCAAGGAAATTATTCACATGCTGAAGGTTATACTACAACATCTGTAGGTACTAATTCACATGCTGAAGGTGAACAAACAATAACATTTGGTGTTTCATCTCATGCTGAAGGCTATAAAACAACAGCTCAAGGTGATTATTCACATGCTGAAGGTTATAGAACAACAGCATCAGGTAGTTCATCTCATGCTGAAGGTAGTTATACAACGGCTAAAGGAAATTATTCACATGCTGAAGGTTATACTACAACATCTGTAGGTACTAATTCACATGCTGAAGGTTATAATTCAAGAACGATTGGTGATTATTCACATAGCGAAAATTTTAATACATCTGCTATTGGTAATCATTCCCATGCTGAAGGTATTACAACTACAGCACAAGGACTTGCTTCACACAGTGAAGGTATGTTTACCACTGCAATAGGTCAATATTCACATGCCGAAGGTTATATGTCAATAGCATCTGGTGATACTTCACATGTAATTGGTAGGAATAATTTTGCAGGTGGAAATTATTCTTTTGTTGGTGGTTATTATAATTATTTAACAAGTGAAGCTAATAATAGTGCGATTCTCGGTGGTTCACAAATTACTGGGTCATCACCAAATACCATGTATGTTGGTTATATTAATCTAACTACTCCTGGTGGAGTTCCATCAAATAGCGGTGATACTTCAGGAGAAATCGGTGCTATTAGGTGGGATGGAGACTATTTATATATAAAAACAAATAAAAATGGGGGTGCGTGGGGTAGAATAATGTTAAATTATAATTTTTAATGAATAATAATAAATAAAAAAGAATTATGGCACTAAAAAACACAAATGGAAATTATTTACGAATTAGTAGTTTATTTATTGATGTTGTAAATCCTAATATCTTAATAGCACGTATGGAATTATGGGCTAATCAAGAAATTAGATTTAACCCTTCAAATTTTGATAAACCTCAAGTTTTACAAAAACAAATTGATTCAATTATAATGTTTGAAGCAGGATTAGATTATACCTCAATAAGAGATAGTATTATCACTAAAGCTTATTTATATTTGAAAGAAAACGGTTATTCAGATTGGGAAGATTGCTAATTTTTGGATATTTATAAATAAAAAGATATGAACTTTTTTATTAATAAAAATGCAACATTACCATTGTTAAAAATGGAACTGATTCAGGATGGGCGATATGATTTTAGAAACTTTCATGAGCTAATCCAAAATTCAGATATATTTTTTTCAATGACTGATATTGATACTGGTTATAAGAAAATTTGTAGGGAACCTGCTGGCTGCGCGCTAAAACCTAATTCTTGCAATGAAGAAGAGGAATATTATATTACATATCAATTCACAGAAAGGGATACAAATAGACCTGGTTCATATCGCGGATTATTTGAAATAGTATTTCTTGATGGTTCAGGAACTTTAATAGTTCCAATTCGAGAAGAGTTAATAATTCATATTTTAGATGGCTCAATTAAGGTGTAACTTTTTACACCTTTTTTTTTTGACTTTTTTACTTTAATATTGTATATTTGTAAGATTAGTAATCTACATCCATATTAACTAATATTTGGATTTTTAGATTATATCGAATAATAAAATATTAAAGTATTAAAAATGAAAAAAGAAGTTCCGATTGAACAAATTGAATCCTTTTTAGAAGGTAAAGACCAACAAAAATACATTGTAGCAGTTGAAGGTTCTTATGGAAGTCAATATGTTAATTTAATAATTAATAACCCTGAAAAAGGAAAAATAATTGAAAAAGTTAAGTATAAACCATTTCTTTGGGCTAAACCAGAGGGAATGTTAAGTTTATTCAAAGGAAACAAAGAGACTATTAGAAAAGCCATGAGTGATGCTGGTATTAAAGCTAAAAAACTTAAAATATCGAACGATGAAGGCTTTATTCCAGAAAGAATGGCTAATGGTTTTACTTTATTAATTGAAGGAAATTGCACTTATGGTGAATTAATTAACTTCTTCAAAAGAGGCGGTGTAGACATTTTTTCAGAGCAACATAAAAAAAATTTTATTACGCTATCAATTGTTGAACAGTTTATGATTCAAACTGGTAAACGATTATTTAAAGGAATGGAAGATTATGATGACCTTCATAGACTTCAATTTGACCTTGAAACCACGGGTCTTAATCCTAAAATTAATAGAATATTCGCTATAGGTATTCGAGATAACCGTGGTCATGAAATAGTTTTAGAAGTAGATGGTGAAACCGAAGAAGAAATTAAAAATAAAGAATTACTTGCAATTGAAACCTTTTTTGCTATTGTAGATGAATTAAAACCAGATATAATTTCTGGCTATAATTCTGAAAATTTTGACTTTGATTTTTTTATAGAAAGGTGTCATCAATTAGGAGTTAATATAGAAAATATCGCGATTACACTAAACCCAGAATATAAAATACAAAGAAAAAAATCAACAGTAAAATACGGTTCTGAAACTGAATATTATGAACAAACTTTAATGTATGGATATAATATTATTGATATTTATCATGCTGTACGCAGAGCTCAAGCTATTAATTCAAATATTAAAAAAGCTGACTTAAAGTATATTACAAAATATTCAAAGATTAATAAACCTAACCGAGTTTATATTAAAGGTGATAATATTTTTCATACATGGTCAGATAAAGAAAACAAATACGCTTTTAATGATATTAACGGAGATTGGTATAAAATAACTGATAAACATCCTCTAAAAGAAGGGTATCAAATAGTAGAAGGTAAATACATAGTTAAACGCTATCTTTTAGATGACCTTTGGGAAACGCAGCATGTAGATTTCTCATTTAATCAGGCATCATTTTTGCTTTCTAAAATTGTTCCGACCAGTTATAGTAAAATTTGTACAATGGGTACTGCTTCGTTATGGAAGCTTTTAATGTGTGCATGGTCATATGAACAAGGTTTGGGTATTCCTGATTATGAAGAAAAAAGAGATTTTACTGGTGGACTTTCAAGACTTTTGGTTATTGGTTATACAAAAGGATTTGTTAAATTTGACTATGCTGCTCTTTATCCTAATATTGAATTAACTTGGGATATTTTTCCTGAACTTGATATTAGTGGGGTTATGAAAGGTATGTTACTTTATATAGCTATAACCCGTGATAAATACAAAGACCTTAAAAATGTTCATGAAAATAGGGTAAAAGAAATTGAAAAAAATATGCTTGAATATGAAGCTAAAGATGAGTTAACTCCTGAATTAAGAAATAAATGCCTTAAAGCAATATCTAAACATGATAAATTAGCAAAAGATGCCGATAAAAAACAATTACCTATTAAAATCTTAGCTAACTCATTTTTTGGGTCCTTCGGTGCTTCATATATTTTTCCGTGGGGTGATATTAATTGTGCTGAAGAAACTACTTGTAGGGGTCGTCAATATTTACGTTTACTTATAAGTCACTTTAAAGAAAAACATGGTTTTCGTCCTTTAGTTGGTGATTCGGTTACTTATGATACCCCAATATATGTAAAATGGAAAAATAATGGGATGATTGATATTATTCCGATATGTGACATTTTTAACGAAAATTCAAATAATTTTGATAAATATAAACTTAGAGATTTAGAAGAAAAACCATATCAAGTTTTAACAGTTAACGGTTGGAAAGAGATAAACTATGTTTATAAACACGAATCAAATAAACCCATTCACAGAATTTCAACAAAAAATAGAATGGTATGTGTAACAGAAGACCATTCACTATTTCAAAATGGAAAACAAATTAAACCATCATCACTTAAACGAAATGATTTAATTGATGTTAGTGAAATTGAACATTTAAACAAAGAAGGGATTTATGACGAAGATTTATATTTTTTATTTGGTTATTTTTTGGGTGACGGCTCTAGTGTCTACGGTAATAGAAAACAATATTATAAATCCAAAAAAACTGGAAAGATTAACATAAATAAAGGAAAAAGATACGATTTTAAAATATCTGGTCAAAATTTAGAAAAACTAGAAAGATTAAAAAAAATTATTGAAAGTAGGTTTAATATATCTGTTAAAATTAAAGACCATTTAAAATCATCAAAAGTTTACAATTTAGTTTCCAATGATAAAATGATAGTTAAATTTTTTGCCGATAATTTTTATACATCTTATAGGGAAAAAAGAATTCCATATTTTATTTTAAATTCATCAAAAAAAGCCAAATTAGCGTTTTTGAATGGTGTTTTTTCATCTGACGGATATGGTGATGATTTAGAAAGTGCATCGGATATCGGAATGAAATCGCAAGTGGCAATGGCTGGAATTTCATATTTAATGGATTGTTTAAATATAGATAAAAAATTAAAATTACGAAAAGATAAAAACTTCATTTCACTTAAACTAAAAAATAGAAATAGAAATAATTCAAACTTTACGAATAAAACAAAAATGAAATCCAATGAAGTTTGGAATAACGAAATAATTCATAATAAAAATAAATTTGTCTATGATATTTCAACCGAAGACGGAACATTTATTGGTGGAATTGGTGGGGTGAATTTAAAAAATACTGATGGTTTTAACTTCGCAATTCCAGAAAATATCGATTCAGTTGAGTATGTTTCAACTGGAAACCATAGGTTCACTGAAAAAGGTAAACTCTATAAAGGTATTAAAGCCGTTGTAGCAGAATTTAATGACAAATATATGATTGGGCGTATGGGTCTTGATATTGATGAAATAGGTGAAGCGACAATTAATTTTTCTCGTAAAAATTATGCCGACCTTATTGATGGTGAAATAAAACTTGTAGGAAATACCGTAAAATCTAAAAAAATGGAACTTTATATTGAAGAATTCATAGATAACGGTATTAGGATGTTACTTGAAGGTAGGGGATATGATTTTATTGAATACTATTACGAATATATTGATAAGATTTTTAATTTCCAAATCCCAATTATGAAGATAGCATCTAAAGGTCGTATTAAACAAAGCATTGATGAATATAAAATGAAATGTAAAAAACTAAATAAAGCTGGTAATCCAATGCCTCGTCAAGCTCATATGGAATTGATTATTAAAGATAATATTAATGTTAATTTAGGTGATACGATATATTATGTTAATACTGGGAATAAAAAATCACATGCCGATATTAAAACAATTAAAAATAAAGAAACTGGTGAAATAGAAGTTGAATTTAATTGTATTTTAATTCCTAATGAGCAAATTGAAAATGACCCAGATTTAACCACTGACAAATATAATGTTGCCAAATATATTGACAAATTTAACAAACGAATTAAGCCATTATTGGTCGTTTTTCATCCTGATATTAGAGAAAATATTCTTATTGATACTAAAATTGATAAATCAACCAAAAAAGTTATATTGGAAGAAAGAAGTATTTTTACTAGAAAAGAAACTGAACTTGTTTCTGGCATGCCTTACAATCCAGAAGACCAAGATGATTACGAATATGATTTAATGAAAATGGAAGATAAAGAAATAAGGTTTTGGATTTCGATAAATAAAGTTCCAAATAATATAGATTTAGATAAATGGAAATCAATTAAAGCTGATTATTTAGAAAGGCTAGAAAAAGCTAAAATCAATGGATTAGAATATGAAATGTTTGAACTTGAAAATAAATTAAAACGTTTAGAAGTAGAAGATTTTGATGCTTTTTCAGCATTATTTGATAATGATATGAATGCTGCTTATTTGTGGATTATTGAAAATCTTAAAGTTGATTTGGATTTTGATGAAACATCTAAAGAATATATATTAAAATCATTAAAATGGGATGAAAAAATATGTAATTTAAATGATATATTCAAATATAAAAGTATTGCCGAAGAAAGAGCTTTATTTTATTCAAGTTTAGGTAGTGATATTACAATAGAAGAAGCATATAAAGAATGGGAAGAATATCAATATCAAAAAATGGCTGAAAAATCTGGAATGTCATTGGAAGATTATAAAAGATATATTATAGAATGGGAAAAAAAGTATAGAAAAGAAAAAACAAAAGCTATTGTACATGCTGACAGATATGATGATAGTGAATCTGATAATGATGATATTGATGGTGATGATGAATAAAAAAGGGCTCGAAAGCCCTTTTTTAATTAATATACATAAAATCCTAAAGGTCTATATTTTAAATGTTTGTTCAAGTTTTCTGATTCATTTGCTTGACGTTCAATCATTGATGTGGAAGACATTCGTTTTAATCTTTCAGATAATCTTTCTAAAATAGCTTTCCACTCTTCATTGCCTTCACTTAATAAACTTTCATAATCCATAGTAACACTTGCATCTGGAATATTTAAAGAGCCGCTATATTTACCTCTAACGCGTCCAAGAGTAATTTTAGCTTTTGCTACCAATAACTGACGAATTAGAATTTTAGTGGGTTCATTAAAATCTTCATATGATAATTTATCTAAAGGAACTTCATTTGGGAGTTTGATAATATCTTTATTTTCAGCTCTACATCTGTCAGGGTCAGCACCTGTATCATAATAATAATACCATACATGACATCCTGCAAGACCAATTCCGCTAGCTCCGATACCATTAATACCTGTAGCCGCTCCATGACCAAAAGAAAGTCTTGAACCAGGTGTACTCATTAAATGCAATAATCTTGTTCCATTAGGACCAGCAGTTATTTTATACATTAATTCACTTCTTAAAAGTCTATTTTTAAGATTATAATCTGATGCGGTTAATAAAACATCAAACGCTGGGGCAATATAATATCCGCCCATAGCACCGCCACCATAACCACCTAAACCACCAGCAGTGGTACCATATCCACCACCCATCTGAGCATATCCACCACCAAAACCATAATCTATTCCACCTATTTGAGAAAATAAAGCCAAGTCCATAGAACCTGGTGTAATCCAAAGAATTTGATTAATTTCTCTTCCAGCTGGAATGGTATAAACTTGTTGACCTGGAACGATTTCAATATAATCTTTCTTTAATTCCCATGGACCTCTAGCTTGAAGACCTACTTGTTTTGAATATGCATAAGTATATTGTGTCATGAAATCTAACGACCTAGTACTTAATGCAAATGCAATATCAATAGTATCGATATTTTGACCTAATAATGATGGCCATTGATGCTCAATTAACCAATCTTGTACAAATTGAGCGTAGTCTTCAATACAAATTTCGAGTAATGTACATAACATTTCATCGGTTAGTTCTACTTTACGAATAGGAGCACCGAGTTCTGTTCTTACTTGTCTATATAAACGTTCACGTTCTTCTGATGTTGGCGACATATAAATCTTTTTATTATAAATATTTGACTAAATAGAAAAAAAGTTGTATTTTTGTATTTAATTAAATATTTATGAGTATATGAGTAAATTTAATAAAAAGCCAGTTAGAATAAATGTTTTATTAGATAATGATTTACGTAAAGCATTTAAAAAACATTGTATTGATAATGATTACATATTATCTGAAAGAATTCGTTATTTAATAATTAAGGATTTGGAAAATGAAAAAGAGAAAACAATTTGAATTTTTAGATAAAGCAATTTCTGTTCACGGAAATAAATATGATTATTCCTTAGTTGATTATAAAAATTGTAAAGAAAAAATAAAAATTATATGCCCAATACATGGTATTTTTGAGCAAACCCCAGATAATCATTTATCAGGTAGGGGGTGTCAAAAATGTTCGAAAAATTTAAAATTAGATGTTAAAGAGTTTATTAAGAAAGCAAAAGAAATTCATGGTGAAAAATATGATTATTCTTTAGTTGAATATATTAATAATTATACACCAGTTATAATTACGTGTCCAATACATGGTACCTTTAAACAAAAGCCTAAAGACCATTTATTAGGTAAAGGTTGTAAATTATGTGGGTATAAAAACTTATCTATGTCACAATATGAATTTATTAAGAAAGCAAAAGAAATTCATGGTGAAAAATATGATTATTCTTTAGTAAAATATAAAAGTTCTAAGGAAAAAGTGGTTATTATTTGCCCAATACATGGTATTTTCCAACAAGAACCTGAATCACATCTTAGAGGTTGTGATTGTAAATTATGCGTTATAGATAGCCAAAAAAAGAAAAATTTTGTTTTTGTTAATGAATTAATAAAAATTCATGGGGATAAATATGATTATTCTTTATTTGATTATATTAATTCTAGAACTAAAGTGAAAATTATATGTAAAGAACACGGTATTTTTGAGATTATGCCAGCACATATATTATCAGGTCAAAATTGTAATAAATGTAGTTGTATTATTTCAAAAGCTGAAATTGAGTTAAAAGATTTTATTAAATCCCTCAATATTACAATAATCGAAAATTCAAAATCAATTATCCCACCAAATGAATTGGATATTTTTATCCCATCTCATAACATCGCCATTGAATTTAATGGGCTTTATTGGCATTCAGAATTATTTAAAGATAAAAATTATCATCTTAATAAAACTATTCAATGTGAAAAACAAAATATTAGATTGATTCATATTTTTGAAGATGAATGGTTATTCAAAAAAGATATCGTTAAATCAAGATTGAAACACATATTAGGATTAACTGAAAATAAGATATATGCTAGAAAATGTGAGATTAAAGAAATATCACCTGAACAAGCTAAAAATTTCATGGATGAAAATCATTTACAAGGTTACACTAATTCAAAAATAAGAATAGGTTTATTCTATAAAGATGAATTAGTATCTGTAATGTTATTTAATAAACCAAGATTAGGTATTGGCCAGAATTATGATGGGTATGAACTATCTAGGTTTGCCTCTAAATTAGGATTTTCAGTAATTGGTGGGGCAAATAAATTATTAAATTATTTTATAATTAAATTTATGCCAGAAAAAATTGTTAGTTATGCTGACAAGAGATGGTCCGATGGGAATTTATATGAAAAATTAGGTTTTAAATTAACACATACTAATAAACCAAATTATTGGTATATTGTTGATAATATGAGGAAACATAGATTTAATTTTAGAAAAGAAAGATTAAAAAAGGAAGGATTTGATACCAAAAATAAAACAGAACATGAAATAATGTTAGAAAGAGGAATTAATAGAATATATGATTGTGGAACATTATCATATGAATTATAACTTGTCTATATAAACGTTCACGTTCTTCTGATGTTGGACCCATAATAGTTTTTATTATAAATATTTAACTAAATAATAAAAAAGTGATATTCTTATTGCTAATTTTACTGAATATTAGCTATTATACAATTCTACGATTATTTTTATAGCAGTATTAATATCATAAAAAGAAATTTCAGGTACTAGAACTTGATTACCAACAATTATAACTGGGATGTTTTCACTTTTAGTTAATTTATATAATTTTAGAAAATCTTTTCCACCTTTTTCAGTATTAACATTAACTTTTTCGTATGGAATTTTTAATTCATCAAGTTTTTCCATAAGTTTTTTGCAATATGGGCAATATTCGATGTAAAAAACCTTAACCTTTTTCATTTTCGTCTTTTTTTAATTGTTCTATGTAATTTAATATCATTCTTTCTTCTTCTGATATTTCTTTTATAGGAGTATCACCCATTATAGTAGAAATAATTTCTTTTTTATTTTGTAAAATGTTCCACATTCTTAAAGAAATAGTATCTTTAAATAATTGATAATAAACGGTTACGTTATTATTTTGTCCGATACGATAAGCACGGTCTTCGGCTTGCTCATTATTTCCTGGTACCCAATCAAATGAATTAAATATCACAATATTTGATACTGTTAGATTTATACCTACGCCAGCAGATTTAATATTACCAATAAAAACCTTAATTTTTGGGTTGGTCATAAAATTATCGACAGCATTTTGTTTTTCTTTTGTGGATAATGCTCCGTAATGTACAACGCATTCATTACCAAAATGTTCTTGCAATTCAAGTAATTCATCAGTAAAATTAGTAAATATAATTACTTTTTGATTTTGTTCTATTGCATTTTCTGCTAATTCTATTGTATAAGGAATAGCTTCCATTGCAATGAATTGTCTTAGAAGAATTAATTCAATTAAATCACGTTGTAATGTCCCATCCGTAAATTCTATTCCATTTTTTTCTGCTTCTTCCCTTTTTTTATCAATATATTCATCCCATAACTCATTATATCGTTCCCAAGCTTTTTTGCTTAATTCTTGAAGTACTGGTATAATGGTTTTTTCTGGCATATCCAAAACATCTTCTTTTTTTCTTCTTAGGATGATATTTTTTGTTTTATTTGAAAGCTCATCTAAATTACTTGCACCATCAGTTAACCATATTTGCTTTCTTTGACCATTTTGAAGCTGTTTAAAGAACTTTTTTCCAGCACAATATCTTTTAGCAAAAAATACCCAATTATCAGCTATAGGTGCTTTAATTATCTTTAAAAGGTTAAAATAGTCCATAGGACGATTGGCAATTGGTGTTCCAGTTAATAGCCATACTTTATTTATTCCATGATTAATACATAAATCGGACATTATTTTGCCTCTAATCGATTTTGGGTTTTTAAGGTAATGTGCTTCATCAATAATACATAAATCAAATTTATGATTAGCAATTTCTTGTTTAAATTCAATTACAAGGTCAGTTGGTTTTTCCTTTTTGCCTCTCCTTTTGTTTAAAGAATGAAAGTTCTTTAAAATATCATAATTAATAATTGTAAATTTATTTGGTTTCCATTTACTACCAGAAATAATTGAAGTATGGTCTGTAAACATGTTAATTTCTCGTTCCCAATTTATTTTAACACTAGAAGGGCAAACAATTAATATTTTTTCTACACCAGATTCTAATGCAGCAATAATTGCTTGGTAACTTTTTCCTAACCCCATATCGTCAGCCAAAATACATCCATTTCTTGATAATAAAAATTTAATACCTTCTTTTTGATGATTATATGGGTTTCTATGCAAAGTATCAAGGTCAATATATTTTTGAAAATCAACATCAATATTGATAGGTTCTAGATAAGGGTCATCAATTAGTTGAGTTTTTGGGACCCAATACATTTTAGATTTTTCTTGATTTTGTTTTACCTTTCCATAAATATGTAAACTTTTTTCTGTTTCTGCGAGTATATATTGAATTAATATACGTTTTGGCGTAAAAGATAAATTTTCTTTTCTTTTTAGTTCTTCTCCTAGAAATTCAGAAATTTCTATAATTCGATTTATTTTAATTGGTTCTTTATTGAAATTATCAATGATATATTTTGATTGGGTTTCAGTTAAGCGTAATTTACCATTTTTGTTAAATTCCTTTTGCATTAATAAAATATAAGGATTCTTACCCTTATAACTTTTTAATAACTCAAGAGCTGATTTATCCTTAATATCATCCAATTTAATCATAATATTAAATATAGTTATTTATATCAAAAAATCAACTTTATTTTTTATCTAAATTATTGATATATTTATATCAAAGTTCATTTTTTACTAATTGGTTTTAAACAATAATGAAATATGAATTGGTTTATTATGAGTAAAGAAAGTTTAGAAAACGAAAAAAAAGCATTGGAGGAATGGCTAGAAAAAGTTAAAGAAAATAACTCCAATGAATATGAAGATTATTATCTTAGAGAATATATTAACGAGCAAATTAATAAAATAAATAAAGAACTTGAAAAATATATATGAATAATTTTTTAGCAAATATTAAATTAAAATTAATTATTATCTAAATTATTGAAAATATTAATTTATTTTGGTTTAATATTGTTTTTTAGATATTTATTTAAAAAACGAATTATGGGTCAAAATAAAGTACCAATTAATAGAGCAGATAAATTCTTTTCTGGTGAAGATTTTGATTTAGAAATTGAAATGGGTCGCGAATATCTTGAAGGTGATTTGAATATGACTGTAATCTTATTCAGAGTAGATAGGATTAGTACTGAAACTGATAGCATTTATGGAGAAACTGTTAAGGATGGAATTCGTTATCTACCACCAGTTGAAATTAAGTGTTTGGTTAATCTTATGGAACCAGAGAATAAAACCTATAATTCTGATGGAAGTTTAAGATATTTGCAAGACGGACAATTAACGCTAACTATTTATCAAAAACATTTAGAAGAACTTGGTGTTGATATTACTTATGGCGATTATATAGGATATCAAGTTACAGAATCTGAAATGAGATATTTTAGTGTTGTTAATGACGGAATAAAGAATTATAATAATTCAAACACAATTCTTGGTTATAAAGGAGCATATAGAAGAATTTTATGTGCACCAGTTGATAAATCAGAATTTCGCGGTCTTTAAAATATGTACTAAAAGTGTTATAATATGGGCGCACCAAAAGGGTTTAGAAAAAATATAAAGCTTTATCCGCAAAAAGTAGGAGTGGAAAGGCGACAAGAGATGTTGGACGCGATTAACTACAAAGCTAGTTATTTGCCTAGGGGAGTTATGTATGAAGATATGGACGCTAGTTTTATAGATTTCATTAAAAAAGAAGTTAATTTTTCTGTTAATGGTGAAACCATTCCAGTTATTTTCCTTACAATTCAAAGATGGGCTGAATTGGCAAGAACATGGGAATTTACTGGTGAATTTAAAGATTTAAGTGTTCCATTCATTACAATTGTAAGAAAACCAGATGTTCAAGAAGGAAGTAATCAACAAGGATTATGGAATATACCAGGTCGTCCTACATTTACTTATATTAAAGTTCCGCGTTGGGATGGCGTAAGAAAAGGTATTGATGTGTATAAAATTCCACAACCAGTTTCGGTAGATATTACATATGAAGTAAGAATATTTTCAAATAAAATGAGAGAAGTCAATAATTTCAACACCAAAATGCAACAAATTTTTAGGTCTAGACAGCATTATATTAATCCTAATGAACATCCAATGCCATTACACTTAGAAAATATTGGCGATGAAAGTAATATTGATGATTTTGAAAATCGTAAATTTTATGTTCAATTATTTGAGGTCTTGCTTAAAGGATATATCATGGATGAAAAAGAATTTGAAGTCGTTCCAGCAATAGATAGAACAATGCTATTTACTGAAGTTACCGAATCATTAAATAATTCCCCAAAAATCGTTATTAATTCAAATGAAGATAATAAAACTGTAACATTTACTGTTATCGCAAAACCAATGTCAGAACCAACATTTTCAACTAAAATAGATTTTAATTACCGATTTTTAAGACTTAATTTAATAAATAATGTTACTTCAGTAGATTTATTACTTGATAATGAACCAGTACATGTGCCATTTGTTGCAATGGCTGGTCAGACATTACATATCAAAATCCATAGGGATATAAATAAGACTGCAAAATTTCAGTTACTAGGTAATTTGATATAACCATGACTTGTAATAATAGTAATTCAAATATTAACAAAACTTTTATATTAGAGCCGTTAAGTATTACAAGTGGTTCAACAACATTAACGGCTTCTACTGCTTTATACACAAACCAAGTGAAAAGTTATAGTGGTAATACTACTATTACAATGGGTACTAATATCATTAGTTTTAATCATGATATATCTATTGAAGGTAATGTTACCGCCGAAATTTATTACGGGGATGGTAGCCAATTATCTGGAGTTGCAAAACATGATTATTATACAACCGCAGTTACATTGGATGATACGATATTGTATTTTAATAGAAATGACCAATTATCTGCATATACATTAGATTTAAGAAATTTATTATTTACAGGTGGTTCTGGATTAATATACGCTAGACATGTATTAAAGAATACTGATGTAATTAACGACTCATTACCGAGTAATTTATTTGCTGGCGAACCTTTTGTTAATACAGCTGAAGGTATCATGTATTTTTCAGGAGTTACCTCTTCTGCAATTTCTGGTTGGACTAAATCTGATTCTGGAAGTACATTTTGGGAAGTAGGTTCTAATCTTTATGATTTAAATATTAGACATAGAATTACAAAATATGAAAATCAAACTGGTAATGGATTAGTTGGTAAATTTCTTTCTGGTAGTACTGATGGTTTTGTATTAGCTAATATTTCAGATATTAAAGGTATTGATACGTATGTAACCGCATTTACATATAATAATAATATACTTACTATTTCACAAAATGATAAACCAAATTTAACAGCATATATTAATTCATTTACAGGTTTAACAGTTAATGGTGATTTAAATATTACAAGTTTAAATACAAATAAAGTTGTTTATACTACAAATTCTGGAATTTTAACGACTAATTCTACATTTGAATATGATGATAATCTTAATAAATTAAATGTTAATAATATTGATGTTGTCAATGATTTAGTTGTATATGGTAATTTAACTATTTGGGGTCAATCTGTATCAGCCTTTACATCACAATTGTATGTTGAAGATAAAAATATTACATTAAATTGGAATCCAACTGGAAGTACTTCTTCAACCTCAATTCAAGCAGGTTGGACAATTCAAGATGGTGATGGTTTAACTGGTGATATAAATTTAGAAATTGTAAGGATGAAAAACCTTACAGGATTAACAGTAAATGAAATTCCAGATGTAACAGAATATGCTGGACAATCAACAGGATATGCAAATAGAGGTTGGATTACACAATTAAATGATATTGTAATTAGAAGTACGGATATTACCGATACTGGTACTGCTGGTAGTATTAATGGTGTAAGAGTATTGGCTGAATTTGATATTTTAGATGGCGGTACTTATTAATTTTAAAAATATTGTTTAAATAAATGAATAAATAAATATATCCAAATGTAAGTTTAGGCATATTTATTTATAAGCGGTTATATAATCGTAAAATAAATAATCCTATATAGGAGTTTAAAACGTCATATATATGGCAGAAAGAAAAACCACTTTCTTAATTAAAAGAAGTAATGTTCCAGGTAAAGTTCCATCGGCTGGCGACTTATTATTAGGTGAATTAGCATTGAACACTGCCGATGTAATTTTATATGCATCTGGGACAACCGTAAATGATATTTTACCGATTGGATGGGATAGAGTATCGCGAACAGGTGATACCATGACAGGTCCATTAATAATTAATTCTGATTTAACAGTAAATGGTAACATTTCACTTAAAACTAATACTATAACAGCTATAACTGATACTATATTAAGTGCTTCAACAAATTATGAAATACCAACAACTAAAGCTGTATATGATTATATCACTAATAACAACTTTAATAAAATTACTGTGACATTTGATGGCTGTTATACTTATATCCCAACAAACACAATGGCAAAAACGATGGCAGACGGCAATTATAATATAATAGCTTGGAAAATTGTTGGTAATAATCAAACAAATAGTGGATGTACAGCTTCAATTGATGTATTAATTAATGGAGTAAGCGCAGTTGGAAGTGGTAATAAGCCAAGTCTAACTAATGCTACAGCAAATTATGCAACAATATCTGGTTGGACTACAACGGTAATTAATGAGAATGATATAATTGGTTTAAATATTGCAAGTAATAATGATGCAACATATTTAAATGTTGTTATTATAACTCGAAAAAATAATTAAAATATATGGCAACGAGAACATGGAAAGGAACAACAAATGATAATCCAACGGTAGCAACAAATTGGGAAGAAGGAGTGGTACCAGTTGCAGGCGATAACGTTGTATTCAACTCAACTTACAGTAACCCATGTACGTTGGTTGCTGATTTTCCAGCGACAGGGCAATTTCAAAGCCTTACAATGGTAGGTTATACAGGTACTTTGAATTTTGGTGATTATAAAATGTATGTAGGCCAAGGAAATTATAACGGAACAATCTTGGATGCAGGGAGTACTGCCGATTACACATGCGGAAGCGGTGGAATTGAATTATATACAAATGCTACAACAACAATTAATTATAATGTAATTAAATGCAATAATGTAAAACTGCAAAATGTTAATTTCTTTCTAAGAAGTGCAGCATTTGGGAGATATATTGACACTCAAACTGATTGGTACTGCAAAGATTTTACAATCGTTAATAATAACACATACTTTGCAGCAAGAACAATCGGTATATATATATATGGTTCTTTCATTGGCTTAGGTAGTTATAATAATGCTGGTGTTGACTTGTTTACCAATACATCATCAATTAATCTAGCTGGTAGTGGTATTATATCATTTAATAACTTAATTCAGATATATGCACCAGTTACTATAAGTGGTAATTATATTTTAAATAAAAATGCTTCTTTTTTTATTAGCAATTCGTCTAATAATGCTGCTGGCATATATGTTACTGGCTCTCTTAATTGTAATACAAAAGATTTAATAATATTGTTTGGTGGATTAAATTTTCCGCATTATGTAAGTATTCCAGAAATAGATAGTTTGGTAATTACTCAACAATCTAATTATAATGCATATATAGTCTTTACAAATACTACACGGATATACAAAAAATTTCAATTATTTGAACGTGCATTGTCGAGAGTGCCTTATTGCTTAGTTAAGTCTCCTACAAATGGCACCTTGGTTGATATTGTACTTGGTAATAACTGCAAGTACCTTATATATGGTAATGTGTTGCAAGACTTACGTTTTAACATTCCTGTTAAAGCATTTTATTCGCGGATTAATAATTGTGAAAATGTTATAAATGGTGAATTTCCAGACACAAAAGTTTCAATTTGCTAAAAAATATAGAAATTTGGAACTATAGAGATTTAGAGCTATAATATTTAGAGTATAATAGTTATAAATAAAATCAATTAAATTTAAATTTACATGAAAAAAAATAAAATAATACGTTCATTAGTTATAAGTGGCGGTGGTGCCAAAGGAGCATGGGCTGGTGGTCTAATACAACAGATGATTGAAGAAAGAGGATATGATTGGGATATGTATTTTGGTACATCAACAGGTTCTTTATTAATAACATTAACACCTCTTCATGAAATGAATAAACTAAAAGAAGCATATACGAGTGTTAATAATGAAAACATTTTTTCAGTTAATCCATTCACTAAGAAAGGTAAAATAAATGTGATAAATGCCGCATGTAGAATTTTAAAAGGTAAAACTTCATTAGGTGAATCTGGTGAATTAGAAAAACTAATTAGAAAAATGTTTACAATTGACAATTTTTATGATGTAGTACTTCTTAACAAAGATGTATATCCATGTGTTACAAATTATACAAATAATAGGGTTGAATACCTTCACAATAAATTTGCCACATATGATGAATATGTGAAATTTACTTTAGCGTCTACCAGTGTTCCGCTTGCAATGAATTTGGTTGATATTAATAATGTAGAATATTTGGATGGTGGAGTTGTAATGCATGTTCCAATTCAGAAAGCTATTGACGAAGGAGCTGATGAAATCGATGTTATTATTTTAAGACCTGAAAAAATTGATGATACACCTTGGAAAGCAAATAATATGCTTGACGTTTTAATGAGAACAATTGACATTATGCAAGACCAAATTTCACAAACAAATGTTATCATTGGACAATTGAAGGCAAAAGAAAAAGATGTTAAATTAAGAATTAGATATACTCCATATAAATTAACTGATAACTCATTAATTTTTAATAAAGAACAAATGTTGAAATGGTGGGAAGAAGGTTATGAATTTGGTAGAAAAGATAATATGTCTGTTAAAGTAATTTTGAAAAAAAATTAACTACTCACCATATAAATCTTTCTTTTTACAACATTTCTCTTTAATAATCTTTTCGACAAAAGCAAACATTTTTCCTCACAATATTTTTTTAAAATTTCGTGGGTGGCAGGAGTAATTTTAAGGTTTTTATTGCGTTTCATAAATCTTTTATTAATAAGTATGATAAAAGTATGAAACTTATCATACATAAAAAAAAATTTTGCAAAAACCGAGTATATTTATAAATAAAAAGAATAATACTATAAAAAAATAAATTAAGAATGGCTTCTAATCAAGTATTTGTTAGTCCAGGTATTTATACCTCAGAGAAAGACCTTACATTCATAACTCGTCAAGTTGGTGTAACAACTTTAGGCTTAGTAGGTGAAACAACTAAAGGACCAGCTTTTCAACCTATATTTGTTACTAATTATGATGAATTTAAAACATTCTTTGGTGGATTAAATCCTGCTAAATTTGGTAATGGTTTTCCTAAATATGAATTACCATATATAGCTAAATCATATTTAACTCAATCAAATCAATTATTTGTTACCAGAGTTCTTGGTCTTTCTGGTTATGATGCTGGACTTAGTTGGGGTATTACATTAAGTGCTGCTCTCGACCCTACCACTAGTGGTGACACATCAACTGGAAATACTAGAGCTATATATTTCCATTGGACTGGTAATACTGGAACAACTAAAGTTATAAGTATTAGTGCTCCAAACGACCCACTTTTAGAAACATTATTTAATTCTGGTTATTTTGCAACAGAATTTGATTCATTAATTAACAGTACAGTTGGCACAACAACATCATTACCTATTAGATTTACTAAGATAGGTGGTGTGTTTACTGGTATGTCATCAACATGGGAAAGCATTGAAAAAGGATATTCTGGAAGTTATGTTACAGGTACTACATCAGGTGTTACTAATTATTTTTCTGGCTCATCTTATAGCGATATAGAAGGAATGGTGATTGCATTGTTGAGGTCAAGAGGTCGTTATGATGCAAACGAAAATCTTGTTTTTGAATGTTCAGCCGCAACACAGGTTGGTTTTTCTACAAGTGCTACTACTGCTGAAAGTAATCCATTAGCTACTTTTGAATTAACTGGTACATCTAATTTACAAGGTGCATTTAGATATTCATTATCGTTTGATAATACTAAAACCAATTATATAGCGAAAGTACTTGGTAGAACTCCTCAAGACGGTAAAACTGCTATCTTTGTTGAAAATATTTACAAAAATACCTTTGATAATTATGTTGATGAAAATAAAGTTTGGGGAATTAATTTAACTTTAGTTAATTATGATAGAAAATATGACGATTATAAAGAACAATATCAACCAGCAGTAACTCCATATTTTGTATCTGAAATTCGTGGTAATAAAGTTCTTCGTTTATTTAGATTGTGGACAATTTCAGATGGTAATAATGCTAATCAAGAAATTAAAGTATCTATTACTAATATCAGACCTGACAGTAAAGAATTTGATATTGTAATTAGAAGTTATAATGATACTGATAGTAATGTCGTAGCATTAGAAAAATTTTCTCGTTGTACGATGGACCCAACTTCTAACAATTATATTGCTAGAAAAATAGGTACTATTGATGGTGAATTCGCTTCAAATTCTAATTATGTATTATTAGAACTTGCAACTGAATCTGATACTAGCGATGCATTCCCAGCTGGTTTTGTTGGTTTCCCAATTAGGGATTACGATAAAGATGGTGATATTCCAGCTGTAAATCCAATTATCAGATACAAAACAAAATATGGTACGTTTGAAAATAAACGTAAATTTTATCTTGGTATTTCTGATACTGTAGGTATTGATAATTCATTCTTTAGTTATCTTGGATTACCTGATAGTTCATCAATTATTGCTTATACTGCAATGACTAAAGGTTTCCATATGGATTATGCAGCAAGTGCTGTTACAATTGATGGTGTTAAAATTGTATATGATATAAATGGTAATACTTACAGTCCTATTTTCCATTTTGATGTTGGTAATAGTGAATTCAGAACTGATGCTGGTATTTTAGGTACAGATTATGAAGATATTAGAGCTCGTAAATTTACGACCGTTCCTTATGGCGGTTTTGATGGATGGGATTCTTATAGAACTGAAAGAACTAATACCGATACTTATGCCATAAACGGAACTAAAGGACAGTTAGCTGGACCTGATGGTTTAGAATTATTTTCTAATTATGTACTAAGTAATGGTGAAAATGGAATTACTTCTGATTATTATGCATATCTAGAAGGAATTCTTAGCTTTAAAAATCCAGAATCTGTAAACATTAATGTATTCGCTACACCAGGTATAGATACATTTAATAATAGTAATCTTATCGAAGAAGCAATCGAAATGATTGAAACTGATAGGGCTGACTCATTATATATTGTAACTACGCCTGATGTTGATGCTGCTGGTGATATATTAGCAGTTGAAGATGTTGTTAATCAACTTGAAGATATGTATGATAGCAATTATACTGCTACATATTGGCCTTGGATTCAAGTTAATGATACTGAAAATAATCAGTACATTTGGTTACCACCAACAAGGGATGTAGTACGTAATATTGCTCTAACTGATAATGTTGCATTCCCGTGGTTCGCAGTTGCTGGTGTACAAAGAGGTGATGTTAACTGTATCAAAGCTCGTAAAAAACTTACATTGGAAGAAAGAGATGTTTTATATGAAGGAAGAGTTAACCCAATCGCTACTTTTTCTAGTGAAGGTATTAAGATTTGGGGTAATAAAACAATGCAAGTTGCTGATACAGCACTTAACAGAATTAATGTTAGAAGACTTCTTCTTCAAGCAAGAAAACTTATTTCTGCTGTTTCTATCAGATTGCTTTTCGAACAAAATGATAGTATCATTAGAACTCAATTCT